ATCATAAGCACAGAGAACTCAGCAGGCATACGTTCGGCGTAGGTAACGGCACGGTCCATGTTACCGTCAGTGATCCGTGCAGCAAGCGACCCAGACAGAGCGTATAGAGTAGCCGGATCAGTCGGCGCGTCAGCAGATGACGGGTTCATAAGCACAGCATCAGGGTTAGGCAGCTTGCGCCATATCCGCATAAAGCCAACAAACTCAGCCGCTGCCCCCTCACCAACAGCACCCTTGAAGCACTCATACTCAGCCTCGAACGGCACAGCACCAAGCACTGCGGAGACACCTTCGACCCAGCTACGTGGTGTTGGGTTCTGGTCACGTTGAGCATCGAAGTCATGCAACAGACCGGGACGGAAGCGTATGAAGCTAACCACCTCTGGCTTGACGTTGTTGTCCAGCATCCACTTGGTCGAGTCGTTGAGGTCGGTCTCAAAATCCAACGTGGTCTCACGGTTAGCCAGATGGCTGAGGATACGCACTGCACCAGCACGGTCAGACTGCCTGTTACCAGTGGAGACAACCTGCCAGCCATCAGCAAGACGGATGCCATGCAACTCACGGGCCTGACAGATATTGGCCAGCACCTTCTGAAGTTCAGGTCCAGCCTGATTGCGATCATCGAACAACAAGATACCACCACGTTCTGTGCCCGGCTTGCCTTGGTAGGGGAACCAGTCAGGCAGCTTGTAGCTGAAAGACGCATTGGTAGTGGCCATGTCAGGCACACCGAAATCCTCAACCAGAGCGGTCGGCATATGGCGGACAATGACAGGGACATCCAACTCATTACCCACTTCATGGACGATGGTTGTCTTACCACCGCCGGGAGGGCCGACGATGCAGACAGTGCGTTGAATGTTGAACAGTGCCTTGAGCGTTCCCTTTAGAAGTTCTGCACGCATAAACTTATTCTCCTGTGTATAGCTTGTGATCCGGGCCAAATGTAACAACGGCACCACGAGCCAAACGATCCCGGTGTCGCTTGGCTTCCATTTTACTATCGTGGTACACAACATCACCAAACTGGTCGGTGACCAACGGCCCCCGCTTGTGTCGTCGCAGGGCAAATAAACGCATTATGCAATCTCCTCTTCTAAGACCTTGTCTAGGTCGTTTGCCACTATGGCATCCCACACAGCCTCATCGCTCGTGAGATAGTCATGCTCTTTCTCCAGCCGGAGGTAGAGGTCACAACAATAGTCCCTGATTAGCTCAGTTACATGGTTGTCTAGTTTGTCGATTTCGGCCTGAAGCTCTTGGTCCCACTGTTCGACCACTGCCCTACGGACATCGTCATCGTCGTAAGTTACAAGCCACCGAAAGGCAGAGACCCCGTTAGCCTCAGCGTAGACAGTATTCTCATGGCAGTAACGGGCAGTGGAGCTACGGGTTATCGATATGTCGCAGTCACCCCCCATGGCCAACAGCCTCATCACCCACGGATAGGTCTCAGCGATATCATGGGCTTCGAGGAACGCTTTGGTATCGTTGATATAGCCAGTGAAGGACGCACCATCCCCCTGTGACCAGAAGCCAGTGAAGCGCATATCATGGGCTGTGATATGTTTAGTCTTCATGTCCTCAGCGAAGTGATAGTAGGTATCACGCCACCACTCATAATCGATGTTGATGTCACGATATTCTTCAATCAGGTCGATATTCATGCTACGAAGCCCCCTATCCGGTTAGCTGCTAGTGTTTGGAACCCACGCTCCGCCAAGACTTGTATCTGTTGCAGTGACAGAGGGTGAAGCTCAGTCAGGGGATGGGTCTGACTGGCATGTTTGGTAGTGGTCCTACTGGTCTTGTTATAGTTAGCGAACCAACGGCCAACGGTCTCATCCCATACCAACAACGGCCAATGAGCACCGTAACTATACACTACATAGCGGTCGCTATTAACCCACTTGCCGTAGAGTTGTTTGTTAGAGTTATGGAAGGGTTGTTTATTTTGGACATAGGTCCGGCATTTCCAGCCAGATACCCGGGTCGATTTAGCGGATTTCTCAGACATGTCTGTCTCCATCGTAAGGGGTCTGCCTCATCAGCAGTGAGTAACCAATCTCACTGGACGCCCTGTCAGGGCGTTTCGGCTTAACTGTGGAAACCAAAGTGATCACCGTGCCACACAGCACCGATCTGGTAAGCAATGGGTTGGGGATCATCGTTATCATGCCGCCAATAGGTAGCTACCAACTCAGGGTTACCGTCATAGACACCACCGATGATCCTTACCCTTGCTAGAGGCAGGTTCCACTGGCTGAGATAACCAATGGCTTGGAATAGCTCTTGGTTACCAGTGATCTCAGCGATTGCGGTCAGGGTCTCTGGTTCGAGACCAAATTCTACAGTGCGGTTAGTGTAGCTCACAGCTTGATCTCCACAGTGCGGTCATAGTTGTATTGGATAGTGGCATGGGTATAGCCATGTTGAATGAGGGTCCGTTTATCCAGAACCGATACCAGACAGCCATGGAATGGTGAGTCATAATCACTGACAGAGAAGTCGTGACCAATGGTGAAATCATACACAGCATCAGAGGCCGATAGATAGTTACGGCGGACAGGACGTATAGTTACGTTCTTCAAACGAGGTGTATAGATACCCTTAAGGTCAGCGAAATTGGTATAGATATTGGTCCGGCTCATTGCCATCACTCCTGTAAAGTTAGGTAACTGAACAGCCAAATCAAAATTCAGATAAGTTTTTATTTTGTTTGGCGGCTCGGCTCCGATTGTGCCGGTTTTCGGGGTCGGTGTCAAGTTACGGCGCAAGTCGTTGATTTTTCGAGGTTTTTTCGCCGAACGCGGCAGAGTGTATAGTAGAGCTAAAAAGTGTAAAAATTAAAATAAAAACGCGTTTGAAATTTAAAATCAAAATAAAAACGTGTTTGAAATTTGTTTTGATTGTGTAAAGTTAGGGGTAAGTGCTTGAGAAACCACGATAAAGCTGTAAGTATACAAGTTACAACAATATAGTATAGTTAGCCAAATAATCTACTGTAAGTGTTTGAAATATAACGGATGATATAGATAATATAGTTTTTTGGAGATAATAAGCTGCGCGAGGGTGTGTTTGTTAGAGAGCGAGGAAACTATACACGTTTAAAGAAAAGTTATCCACAGGGGGTCAAAACATTTTGCTCTGCTTTAAAATTTTCTTGATTTTTTATATTATTTATATTGTTTAAAACACAACTATCTCCTGAGACCCTTGGATTTCCGTGGTTTTTTACAGCGCAAAGTGTATAGTATGTATAGTTAACCAATAATATAAAAACGGGTCTGATCAGGAAAAAGTAGATTATTTAAAAGTTAAGTCATTGATTTTGTTACAAGTATTTATATAACTATACACATTTCTGATATAACTATACAGCCCCCCTGTATAGTGCCTGATAGCGGCGTTAGCACAGCTATAAACCCCCGACGTATGGGAGGCGAAGCCGACCCAAACGCGCAGCGCAGACAAAAAGAAACCCCACCAGCCGGAGCCAGTGGGGTGAGGGTTAGACGAATTCTTCTTTGGTTGTGCGTTCGATCCAGTCGATGGCTTCACGCCTGCTGTCTGCGACAGCGAAGACGTTGCCGTGGATGACACACCACTTGCCGGAACGAGGGTAGACGAGGAAGTCGCCTGCCGTGGTGATGTAGAGCGTGGACATGTCCGCGCCTAGGCTATGTGCAATTACACGCATGTTAATCTCCAAGAAGGTGGGAGGGACTTGCGTCCCTCCCGTTTAGGTCAGTCGAAGTAGGCGCTCTTGCGCTTGGCGACCACGCCGTCCCGCTTGGGGAGTAGGGCGAGATACGGGTTGCCCCACTTGTCGGCGAGGATAACCGGTTCGGTTCCCTTTGCGTCGGGCTTGAAAACCCGGGCAACCAACTTGTGTTCCTTGGCCAGAGCCTGAACCCGCTTGTGAACCGCTGCTGCGTCTTCCGCAGTGTATTTGCCGTCCACGAGCTTGCCGAGAACCACTTCACCCTTGCCGTTGGCCTTGATGCCAAAACGACCTTCATAAACCTTAGCCATGCTAAGTCTCCAGTTTGCCCATCCCGAGGCTTTCAAAGATCAGACAGGGTGGGATAGTCCCTGCCGCCGCAGCGGTGTTCCGCTTTGGCCTATTCTTTATCGCCTAATTCGCCATGAATGTAAAGTTTCGGGGCCAACGCGTGCGCGAGCGCGTGCGTGTGTGCGTGCGCGCACCCCGCCCACATGGACTGCGGGATGCTAGGCCCCCCGTAGTGTAGTAAAGTTCACAATCCAACACCCCAAAAATCGAACGTGTATAGTTAGCCCTACCAAAAATTTTGCCGCCCCAAAAACAAACGTGTATAGTTACGCGCTATCTTGACGGACCCCACCAAAATGCTACCATCCCCCGATGGACAGCCTGCCTCTACACCTGACCAAGTGGACCGACCGCCTAGCGTTCGACGTGGCTCTATGTCTGGAAGGGTCCGGCGAAAGTTTGGACGAGATCAAGGACCGCCACAGGATAGATGCCAATGATCTCTTGGTGTTTAACCGCGACTCGGTGTTCCTCAAGCGTGTGGAGAGCTATCGCGAGGAAGTGAAAGAGAAGGGACTGACGTTCCGACTCAAAGCGCGGGCACAAGCGGAAGAACTCCTGACGACAAGTTATATGTTGATCCACGACCCCGCTGTGTCACCTGCCGTGAAGGCAGACCTGATCAAGAGCACAGTCAAGTGGGCTGGTCTGGAGCCGAAGAACAACGAGAATGATGCCAACGCTGGCGGTGGCGGGGTTAAGATTATGATCAACCTTGGCTCATCCCCACAGGACACACGGGTCATCGACGTTACACCACGGGTAATTGAGGATAGCTCCGATGATGTTGACCCCGATGAGTACATATGACGGCGTCCCCTGTTTTAGGTTAAAGACCGCTGGTGGTGCCTCGGCAGCCGAGGCCATGCTACGCGACGAGGGTAGATCGTTCCGGACCAAGATAACGAAATCCAGAAAACATGGGATCGAGTATATCGTCATGGTGTTGGACTGAGCCATGAGATTTGGGTGGGCAGCAGCGATGGTCTATGAGGACGATGGAGGGTATCATGCCCACATCATACCGATTGATGACCTGCGGGAGCATGAGCTTCATGCCGATTGTTGGTGCAACCCTGACGAAGACGACGATGAGTATGGCATATGGGTCCACCGTGCGCTGGACCGGCGCGAAGAATATGAGACTGATGGGATGAAACACTGATGGCTCTGGAAATTAACTATACGCCGCCGCCTACTGGCAAACGGTTCATGGAGAGCAACGCCAAGATGCGAGCACTCATGGGTCCGGTCGGGTCTGGCAAGTCGGTAACCTGCTGCTTCGAGATCATACGCCGAGCGTCCATGCAGGAGCCTGATGAGTCGGGGAAGCGGCGCACGCGTGCTGCTGTGGTCCGTGAGACTGCCCGGCAGTTGGAAGATACGACGATCAAGACGTTCCTTGACTGGTTCCCACCGGGGCAGTGTGGGGTGTGGCTGCGGACCAAGAAGACCTATTTCTTCAAGGTGGGTGATGTCGAGTGCGAGATTATGTTCCGTGCGCTTGATGACGCGGACGATGTGGCCAACCTGAACTCGCTGGAGCTTACCTTCGCATGGTTCAACGAGTGCCGGGATATCCACCCTGATATTGTCGACGCCATGTCAAAGCGTGTTGGACGCTTCCCGTCTGCGAAGGATGGTGGGCCGACATGGCATGGGATGTGGGGGGATACCAACCCGCCGACGATGGACACATGGTGGTACTACCAGTTTGAGAAGCTCGACCCCAAGGACGGTGTGTCGGCTAACGACAATGGCTGGGACGTGTTCAAACAGCCGTCAGGTCGCAGTCCCTACGCCGAGAATATCGAGAACTTGCCGGAAGGGTATTACGACACGCAGGGTCGCTCGGAAGAGTATGTGCGTGTGTTCATCGACGGGGACTACGGCCTGTCGAGCGCAGGGCAGCCGGTGTACAAATACTTCAGGCCGGACTACCACATGGCCAAGCAGATGCTCAGGCCGATTGTTAACGGTGTGCGGCCCATCATAATCGGGATGGACTTGGGGCTAACGCCTGCGGCTGTCATCGGGCAACAGGACCCGAGGGGGCGTGCGCTCATCCTCGCCGAGGCAGTCAGCTTCGACATGGGCATCCAGAGGTTTGTCCGCACCGTACTTAAGCCGCTGCTCTACGAGCGCTTCTCGGGTGTGCCTGTGATGGTGGTGACCGACCCGGCAGGTATTCAGCGAGCGCAGACTGACGAGCGCAGTGCCGTGGACATTATCAAAGCGGAGGGGCTGCGTGTCATGGCGGCCAAGACGAACAATGTCTCGGCGCGGATTAACGCGGTTGATGAGTATCTCATGCGGCAGGTTGACGGCGACCCGGGGTTCCTGCTCGATCCGCGATGCACCGCGCTTAAGGCTGCCATGATGGGCGGCTACAGATACAAGCCCAAGACTGACGGGATGATCGACAAGAACAAGCACAGCCATATCGCCGAGGCGTTGCAGTATCTGTGCCTCCACCTCCATAGTGCGGGTGAGGGAGCCATGGTTACGCAGCGGCGCGAGATCAAACGGGTTGCATCCGCAGGCTGGACCTGATACATATTTCGCGCTTGCTTACCGAGCACAACCTAATCCCCGTTGAGCGCACCATCTCCACCAGTGCTGCTCCGGGGTTTTTTGTTTGTTGCCACCCCGAACACACCGTGCTAAGTTTAGCCAAATATCTTAGATAGGTGTGGACATGACGATCTATTCGACGAACCCCAAAATGGACACGTCCGGTGTTAAGGGCGAACAGCCTGTCTACGGCTATATGGGCAATAAGATCGGTACCAAGACCAAGACCGGCGGCGACTTGTATATGGAAGCCATCAAGGAACAGGCCGACGAGTACGGCATGGGCAAGGCCAAGGCGCTGACTTCCAGCGCCAATATGCGTGCTGCTGCTGGCTATGTGAACCAAGGCATGTCGTGTGACCATGCGTTCGATATCGTCAGCAAAGACAGCATGTGGATGCCTGACAAGGTCGACGAAGTTAAGGCACGAGCCAAAGTCATCAAGAAGATGTCCAAGGGCGGCAAGGGTTACTGATAGATGGCAGGTCTTACATTCCTGAGAGTTGTCGGAAACGACGAACTTGCTCGACAAGAGCAGGAGGCGGCAGACCGCGCTCTTCAGGATCGACAGAACCAGCCTGTTATCCTCGGCCTGACGGGCTACCTGCGTCAGTGCTGGGATGTGGCCGAGATGGCCAAGCGACCCATCGAGCAGATCATGCTCCGGGCCATGCGTCAGCGCAACGGCGAGTATGACGCTGACAAACTTCAGCAGATCAGGAGCCAAGGCGGTTCCGAAATCTATATGATGATCACCGAGGTGAAGTGCCGTGCGGCTGAGAGTTGGCTGCGTGACATTCTCCTCGAAGGCGGCGGTCCCCCGTGGGACCTTGACGCTACACCCATTCCTGATCTGTCACCCGCTCAGTCCGCTGAGGTGCAGAGTGCCTTCGCTGAGAAGGTGCTCGAAATTGTCCAGAACACCGGACAAGCGCCGACCAAGATGCAGATGCTTGAGCTTCGCGAGATGGTTAGTCAGGACTATCGCTTTGCGATCTTGCGCCAGACCCAGATCAGGGCTGACCGGATGAAGACGAAGATCGAGGATCAGTTCGCCCAAGGCGGCTGGGACACGGCGTTCAACGACTTCATCACCGACCTCGTTACATTCCCGGCTGCGTTCATCAAGGGACCGATTGTCCGGCGGCAGCGTGCACTGGGTTGGAAGACGACCGGCGGTCGCACACGGGTTGAGGCCATTGAGCGCCTTGGTCCTGAGTATGAGCGGGTCGATCCGTTCCGTATCTATCCCGAGCCGGGGATCAGTACCCTCAACGAGGGATATGTCTTTGAGCATCATCGTCTGTCACGCACAGAGTTGTCTGATCTTATCGGTGTACCGGGTTATGACGACGACGCCATCCGCAAGGTCCTCGATATCGGCAACGGTCAGTCGTGGATCAACGAGGATGTGGAGCTTCAGAAGGACGAGGAAGAACGCAAATACTATAGCTATATGCGCCCGACGACCGAGTTCGATGCTCTTGAGTTCTGGGGTAAGGTGAGCGGTAAGATGCTCATCGAGTGGGGAATGAGTGAAGATGAGGTCCCCGACTCCGCTCGTGAATATGACGCCAATGTCTGGGTTGTGGGTAACTACGTCATCAAGGCGGTTCTGAACTATGACCCGCTGGGTGAGAAGCCTTACTCGAAGTCCAGCTTCATCAAGTGCCCCGGTGCATTGTGGGGTAAGGGTATCCCCGAGATTATCGAGGACCTTCAGGGTGTCTGCAACGCAGCCGCTCGTGCGCTGGTCAACAACATGGGTATCGCCTCTGGGCCGCAGGTCGAGGTTAATCTCGAACGCATCCCGCCCAACGAGGACATCACCCAGCTATCGCCTTGGAAAATCTGGCAGACGGTCAACGATCCCGTTGGGTCGTCCGCGCCAGCGATCCGTTTCACGCAGCCGGACTCACGCGCTAGTGAGCTTATGGCGGTCTATGAGAAGTTCTCCAGACTTGCTGATGATCACTCGGGTATTCCGGCCTATGTGTATGGCGACCTGAATGTGCAGGGGGCTGGCCGTACTTCGTCAGGTCTTTCAATGCTGATGGGTGCTGCCGGAAAAGGCATACGTCAGGTCGTCATGCACATCGACAGTGACATTGTGAAACCCATCGTCGAGCGCCAGTTCGTGTATAATATGCGCTATGACGATGATGAGTCCATTAAGGGCGACGTTGAGGTAGTGGCCAAGGGTGCCATCAACCTCGCGGTCAAGGAGACCGTCAACGTGCGCCGCATCGAGTTCCTTAACGCAACCGCCAATCCTTTCGACATCGAAATCATTGGTAAGGACGGTCGTGCCGCGATCCTTCGCGAAGTGGCCAAAGGGTTGCAAATGTCCGTGGATGACGTTGTCCCATCCCGGGAGAAGTCCGTGTATGATCAGCAACAGACGGCGCTCGCAATGGCTGCTATGCCACAGCAGACCCAGCAAGCCCTACCTGCCCCGACTGATGCAAGCGGCGCTCCCAAGGGTGGGATGGAAGGAAACACGGTCACTAACCGCGTGAGTGGGGCAGCATGATCCGCCCCGATCCTCAAGTAGTCAAAGCGCTTGCCGCTACTGTCAGGCAGTTTCCTGTCCTTCTGGACTGGCTGCGTGAATGGGAGATGCAAGAACTCCGCAGGCTGCCGCAAGCGGTAGACAACACTGGTGTTTTTCAGGGCAGATGCCAAGTGTTGGGTGAACTCACCAAGTTCGCCAATGATGCCCCCAACCTAGCGGCTGATTTATGAGCCGACTAATCAAGCTCACAGATTGGAGCAATTAACATGGCAATTCCAGCGCAAGTTCGTAAGCAGTCCGAAGCCGTACAGGAACTGTACAAGCAGCTTAATGGCGATCCAACCCCGGCAGGTGAAGACCAGACCGAGGACGAGGCCGTAGGTAGCGAAGACATGGACCAATCGGCTGACGAGAGTGTCAGCGAGGATGCCGCTCAAGCACCGGGAGGCGAGCACACTACCGGTGCGTCAGATACGGAAGATGAAAACTCTGACACCTATGCTCAGAGATGGCGTTCCCTACAGGGTTCGTACAATGCGACGGTTCGGCAGAAGTCCGAGCTTGAGCAACGTGTACAGCAGATGGAGCAGTTACTAGCTACGCTCTCGCAGTCGCAGTCATCCACGCCGGAGCAAACTGAGAAGGAGGCAGAGCCTGTGCGCTATGTCACCGATCAGGAAGCCAGCGAGTATGGCGAGTCGATTGATGTGATGCGCAAGGTAAGTCGCGAGGAACTTGTCCCCGTGGCCCAACGCCTTGCTCAGATCGAGGGTCTCCTCCAGCAGATGCAGGCAACGGTGGTACCGCAAGTTCAAGCGGTGTCGCAGCGTCAGCAAGTGTCGGCGGAACAGCAGTTCTGGGCTGATCTGACTAACTACGTACCCAATTGGCGAGATGTTAACGACGACGATGGTTTTCAGGCATGGCTTCTGGAAACCGACCCGCTTACCGGCGGAAATCGTCAGAACTATCTCGAAGACGCGCAACGCTCTCTCGATGCCCATCGGGTGAGCGCATTCTTCCGGACTTGGCTTGAGACCACTGGACAAGCCCCTGTTGCTCAATCCTCTCCTAACCCTGCTATCGAGCTTGAAAAGCAGGTTGTTCCCGGTCGCTCACGCGGCACTGGTTCAGCCTCTGCCAAGCAGCCCAAGACCTACTCGCCTGACGACATCAAGAAGTTCTTCGATGACGTTCGGACTGGTAAGTACAAGGGTCGTGAACAGGATCGGAGCCGTATCGAACGCGACATCTTTACCGCGCAGCGGGAAGGTCGTATTACTGTCAATGCTTGATTAGAAAGTTTTTATCATGTCGTATCCTGTTTCTCCCGGTCGTCCGAATTACTCGGGCAACTTCATCCCCGAAATCTGGTCGGGCAAACTGATCGAAAATTTCTACGACGCCACCGTGCTCGCAGCAATTTCGAACACCGACTATGAAGGTGAAATCCGCCAGTATGGCGACACCGTCAACATCCGCACCACGCCGGAAATCACGATCCGTGACTATGTCAAGGGTCAGAGCCTGACGGTTGAAAACCCGGACAAGCCGAAGCTCCAGCTTGTCATCGACAAGGGCGAATACTTTGCCTGCGTCGAAGACGACGTAGATAAGGTTCAGTCGGACATCAACCTGATGGACACTTGGTCGAAGGACGCTTCCGAGCGCATGAAGATCAAGATCGACCAGCGCGTCCTGACCGACCTGCTGCCGGACATCGCTGCAACCAACAAGGGCGCAACTGCTGGTGAGCAGTCGGCTTCGTTCAACCTCGGTACGACCGGCGCTCCGCTGACCGTCACCAAGGACGGCGCTGGCGGCACCACTTCGGTGATCGACCTGATCGTCGACATGGGCACCGTCCTCGACGAAGCAAATGCTCCTGAAGCTGACCGCTTCCTCGTCATTCCCGCCAAGATGGCTGGTCTGATCAAGAAGTCGGAACTGAAGGACGCTTCGCTGACCGGCGACAGCCAGTCGATTGTCCGCAATGGCCGTCTCGGCATGGTTGACCGGTTCACTCTCTATGTGAGCCACAACCTGTACGTGTCTTCGGGCAAGTACAACATCATCTCGGGCCACAAGATGGGCTTCACCTTTGCCTCGCAGATGACCAACATGGAAACCATCCGCTCTGAAACGACCTTCGGTAACATCATCCGTGGTCTTCAGGTGTATGGCTACAAGGTCGTCAAGGGCGAAGCGCTCTCGACCGCTGTGGTTCAGTTCTGATTTTGATGGGGGGCTACGGCCCCCTGTCTTGCTCGAAAGGTTTTTAAAATGGCTGCTTATACTGACTCTCTCGGCTTCAATAAGGGTACTGCTGCGTATCCGGACACTGCATGTGTCTACAAGTTTGAAGTCGAACTCGACTTTGCTGCGATTGTCGCGGCGCGTGCTGCTGCTGGTGCCACGGCTCTGGCTGCTACCGACACCCTTCAGGTGATTAGCCTCCCGGCTTATTCGGTGGTTCTCGCTGCTGGTCTGAACGTCGTCTCGGCGGAAACGACCAACACGACTGCGACGTTTGACTTCGGTTATACCGGCGGTTCGCCTGCTGCTGCCAACGTGTACTGCGACGACCTTGCGTCGAACGCTGTAGCGATGGACTCGGACAACCTTGCTAACCCCACGGTTATCAAGACGGCTGACACCATTGACCTTCTCCTCAACACTGCGGTTCCGGCCAACGCTGTTGTGAAGGCATGGGCTATCGTCGCTAACTGCGCTTAATAGTTTGGGGCTGCTGGCTGGATTGGGGGTTCCCGGTCGGAAGGCAGCCCCTCCTTCTTAGGAGGTTATCATGGGTGTTTATCGCGGTATTACTCAGGACAATGTGACTATTCAGGGCGGCACGCTCTACAACGTCACGCTGTCCGGCGCTACGCTTGGCGGCACGCTCACTGGCAATGTCGATGCGACCACTGGTTATATCCAGCTTCGCACCAACACGGCTGCTGAGATCGGTGCCATTGGCAACGCAGTCAACACGGTCGGCAAGGCTGCCGGGACTATCGTCTTCGATACGACCAACAGTCGTCTGATGATTGCTACTGGTGCCAACGCGAACTCGACTTGGGTTCGTGCTGATGGTTCAAACGCCGTCACCCCGGCGTAACGGATGGGGGCCTTGTGCCCCCATCAACATAGGATAGAGATATGGCTGGCAAACGCATTCCCGACCTTGATCCGCTTTCTGGCGCAGCATCTGCGAACGACGATAAGCTCGTCATCTACGATAGCTCGACGACATCGACGAAGCGCATCGACCGGTCACAACTTGCCGCTGGCCTTGTAGGCGATCTCCCCTACACCCCTTCAGGTGGCATCTCTGCCACGACCATCCCGACTGCCATCGCAGAACTGGATAGCGAAGCTGCCAAGTCGGCTACGCTTGCTGCATCTGGCGGTGCTGCGCTGATTGGTAATACTCCAGCAGGCACAATTGCAGCTACGACAGTTCAGGGTGCGATCAACGAGATCGTCAGCGACTTAGCGGCGTCCTCTGGTTCATCACTCGTCGGTCACATTGCAACAGGCACTGGCGCAACCGCACGCACGGTGCAGAGCAAGTTGCGTGATATCGTTTCGGTTAAGGACTTCGGCGCTGACCCGACGGGTGTTGCAGATAGCGCAGCAGCTATTCAAGCCGCTTTTGACGCGTGCCCAAGCGGCGGATCGGTTGTTTTTTCTGCCGGAACTTACACTGTTGGTTCTACGCTGACTATCGGGCAAGATAACATCGTAATTGACGGCCAAAACGCTACAATCTTAGCCAAAAACGCGACTAATTTTGAGTTTGTGCTTGTCGGCACAGGGCGCAGTAATGTTCAGGTGCGAAACATCCGCATTAACGCCAACAAGGCTGGGCGCTCGTCCGGGCAAAATATACGGTTTATGGGTGCTGCATTTATCGACAGCACGGACTGCACGTTTAACAATGTATATGTCGAAAACGCTAGGGGCTATAGCTCCATCCCCGGTGTGGGGCTTGCGATTGGCGGCGTTTCAGTTCGGTGCAAAATTGAGAACTGCACCGCTGCAAACTGCGGAGATGCTGGCGGCACCGCTGCTGACGGATATTTTACGTCCGGCGAGTCCAACCTCATAATCGGAAGCCTTGCTGTTAATTGCACGGATACCGGCTTTGTTATCGAAAGTTCTAACGCTTCGGGTATTAGCGGTTGCATTGCAAGAAGCTGCAATGCTGGCGCAGCAATCACTAACGCTGTTAACGACGACAAATACGGAAATTTTATCTCTGGCCTAACGGTTCTTGACTGGAATAGTTCAGTGACGGGCGGCATCCAAATTGGCTGCCCTGTTAGCACTACCACCGGCGCGCTATATGATACAGTGGTATCTGATGTCACTGTGGTTGCCGTGGCTGTCGGCAAAGGGACTGGGCCTGCAATTAACATCCGCAAGACCGGCACGCCAAAAACCGTCAGGCTAACACTAAACAACATCCGCATCCGGGGCGCTTCAACGCAGGGGATTTTGGTCGATGGTGACCAAGTATCCATTCGCGGTTGCGATATTTCGGGTACAACCGCTGCTTGTATCCAGTTTGCAACTGGTAGCGTCACCAATTTTGTCAGCGGCTGCACGATGATCGGCGGCAGCTTTGGCATTGCTACACAAGGTACTTCGATAGTCACAGCAGAAGCCAATTTAATGAACAGCCAAACGCAGTGGGGGATTTTCGCGTTTGATACGTCGACCGTAAATTCTATGTTTAATATCGTGCAGTCACCCGGCGTTAACTTTTTTGGTAAAGACGTGGGCGCTGCGTTGAATTTAGTTGGCGCGATTGCAAACGATTTATCGGTCAACAACGCCGCAGGCTCGGCAACGTCTGGGTCAATCGTGAATAAATTTGTTGTAACTGACCGGAACGGAACACCATTAGGGTTTGTTCCAGTTTACAACACCTAACGATATTGCCGTGATTTAAGGACCTAACCAATGCCAACTAACCTCACAGGCTCGCAGATCAACAGCACGTATGATCAGTTGCTGCATATCGATGGCGGTCCGATTGCGTCTGAGCAGATAGTCTACAGCGGCACGGGTGTGGCGACAGCCCTGAAGCTCGGCACTGTGTCTGCCTCGGTGGACAACATCCAGTTCAACGGCAACACCATCTCGACGCTGGATAGCGGCAACCTAATCCTAACTCCCGGTGGGACGGCTACGGTCAACATCTCACGCGCTGCCATCACTGGCGGTTCGATCACGGGGATCACTGACATCGCCATCGCTGACGGCGGCACGGGTGCTTCAGACGCCACGACTGCCCGGTCCAACCTCGGCCTTGGTTCTATCGCCACGCAGAACTCGAACAACGTCACCATCACGGGTGGCGCGATCTCAGGCGTGACCTTCACCGGATCGTTCTCGGGGGTCACGTCTATTGAGTCCGGCACATTCGCTACCAGCGCCGCAGCCGCAGGATGTAACCTGAACGGCAACACGCTTGCTGCTGATGGGACCGACACGAACATCGACATCAACATTACCCCGAAAGGGACCGGTGAAGTCAACGTCACCAACATCGATGTTCTAAGCGGAAAGGTTCCGTTCAGCACAATCACCAACCGGGCATATGCTTCATTCTCGGACATTACCGACCAGACGGGTAGCACAACTGTCCCAGCCGCTGTGAAGTTTGGCACGGTTGAAATCGCTGGCTTGGGCATCACGGTAGTTACGGACGGCACTAACCTCACTCGCCTGACGTTTGCTGCGGCGGGTACATATGCCCTGACGCCAAACCTACAATTGACCAACACGGACACCAACGACCACGACGTAACAATTTGGTTTGCGTTGAACGGCACGAATATCACCCGGTCAGCGACGAAGATTACTGTGCCGAAATCCACTGATGGCGGTAACATGTTCTTCCAAATCTCGTTCTATGTAACCGTGACAGCAGGGCAATATGTCCAGCTATATTGGCTTCCGGAGAACACCGCAGTTTCGCTTGACCACACTGCTGCGGTCGTTGGACCCCCGGCAATCCCTGCTATTCCATCAGCAATCATGTCGGTCGAAAGGATCGCGTAATGGCTAAAACTCCTGCGTGGCAACGGAAAGAAGGTAAGTCCGAAAAAGGCGGCCTGAACGCCAAGGGACGCGCTTCCTATAACAAGGCTAACCCGGGCAAGCCCGGCCTCAAACCTCCGCAGCCTGAAGGTGGTCCGCGCAAGAAGTCATTCTGCTCGAGAATGGAAGGCATGAAGAAGAAACTCACCTCGGCGAAGACGGCCAACGATCCGAACAGCCGCATCAATAAATCACTCCGTGCGTGGAAGTGCTGAGATGGCCAGTCCCAAACCAACCAATCCGTCGCTATGGTCGAGGGTCAAGGCGCAAGCCAAGACCAAGTTCGACGTATATCCTAGTGCCTACGCAAACGCTTGGGCTGCCAAGGAATACAAGAAGCGCGGCGGCGGTTGGAAGGGTCCAGACAACCGGGTGAAGAAATGAGCAAGGGCGGCCTCGGCAAATGGTTCGGCGAGAAGTGGGTCGATGTAAAGACCGGCAAGCCTTGCGGTCGATCAGGTGCTGAGAAGTCCAGCCGTGGATATCCTGCGTGCCGCCCGGAAGCGGCTGCGAAAAAACTAACTACTTCGGAACGCAAAACTATGGCAGCAAAGAAGTCCGGCCCGGCGCGTCAGTCGTGGCCGGTGTCGCCATCTGGCAAAAGGAAGAAGTGATATGGCTAAGAAACCCAACAAGGTGGCTGTCGTCATGGGAGAATTTAAGCGTGGTACGCTCCACGCTGGACGTGATCCCAAGGGTCCGAAGAAGGCACCCGTCGTTAAATCCCGCAAGCAGGCCATAGCTATCGCACTCAGCGAAGCTGGCAAATCGAAGAAGAAATAGGAGGATATTCAAATGCCCGCATACAAAGGAACCAAGAAGCTGTACACCGCTGGCACCGTCAAGGCGGAGAAAGCAGCTAAAGCTAATCGTGATCCGGCTCGCGCAGCGCGTGCTGAGGAAATCCTGAAGAAGGAAGGCACCACGTATATAGGCGGTGGCCGACCCAAGCGGTAAAGGAAGAAACAATGGAAGAGAAACTCTATATCCGCGTCAAGGCTGACGGGTTCATCTATGAGTATAACGAGCGTATGGCGGTTCATCCTGCCTGCGAAGTGATCTCCGAAGAGGAAGCATATCCTGAGCGGTTCATCACTCCCATGGTAGCTGAGAAGATCGAAGCTATCGCCAAACCCAAGCGTGCAAGAAAGGCACGTAAGGGCCTCGATCTTACTACTGACATTCCCGCAGAACCTGTGTATACTGATCCCGAACTAGCTGCTGAGGCTGTACGGGGTTGGCCTGAATGACACCTGCGGATATCATCGCTGAAGCACGAGTACTTATTCAGGACTCGCGGACCCCGTATCGCTATAGCGACACGGTACTGTTGGGCTTCGTCAATCAGACGCTGCGCCGCATGTCGATCCTGCGACCTGATCTGTTCTTGGTCATCGGTGATATCCCCACAACCGCAAACACGGTTATCCAGAGTTGTCCTAGCGACTCGCTGCGTTTGGTCGAGATTTTCCAGATCAAGAACGGTGACGCTGTCACTGAGGTCAATCGGGAAGTTCTCGACCAGATGAGTCCCGGGTGGGTCAACGAAGCGGCAGGTACGCCGCTGAACTTCATGCGGCACGTCCGCAACCCCAATAAGTTCTTTCTGTACCCTCGTCCTGCGACGGGGGTTATCCTCGTTGGGGAATATGCTCAGGTGCCTCCGGCCTACACGCTGAACCAGACAGTTGCGGCGCTCCCTGATGCCTACCTCCCTGTGGCTGCGGACGGCGTCGTGTTCCTCGCCGAGTCGGTCGATAACGAGCATGTCAACTCAGGCCGGGCCAAACTGTTCCAAGACTCATTCAACCAGACGCTGGCGGCAGGTCTCCAGACCCGGACCATTACCGACACAGAGGACGCTGGGCTTAACCCGAGGCAGGTGATCTGATGGTTGATCGTGCGTTCTCCACTCTGGCTGCCAAGATCAACCCGAGCGTTCCGGGCTGTCCGACTGCGACGATGGTCCAGTACATCCGTGACTCGGCGATCCGGACCTGTGAGCGCACACTGGCATGGCGCTATGAAGTGCCACTGTTCGATCTCCTTCCGGGCGTCCATGAGTACGCTTACGACAAGCCGGTCAACACGGATGCACACGCAGTCTTCGCTGCTATCGTCAACGGTAGCCATCTGGAAAAGCTAACGCTCGACGACGCGCTGCGGCTCTATCCGCAATGGGCTGATCTCTATTCGGGTGAAGACCCCAGTGTCCTGTGGAGCCTGACGCCTCCGGGAAGCTACAACAACTATGAGTATAACGAGGCGCTGTTCAACGATGGCGAACCGTTTGTCCTGCCTGACTCCGTGGTTGCTGACGCGAGCACGCCGCGTTCGATCTGTCAGATAACTCCTGACAAGTTTGTCGTGCTGCCGTTGCCGGATAACAACGAGCCGTATACGATGCGGATGTTCTTGGCGCTCAAGCCCAAGCGTGATGCCTCGGGTATGAACTCGGTTATCTTCGACGACCTCGAAGAAGTTATCATGCACGGGGCGCTTCAGCATTTGCTGGTCCTACCAAACCAGTACTGGTCTGACCGGGAACTCGCGGCCTATCACGCCAAGCAGTATACCTACCAGATCGCCGAGCGTCGTGCCCGTGCCAACCTCGGTAATGTGCGCGGCACGTACCGCGCCAAAATGCAACCGTTCGGAGCCTGACCATGGGTGTGAAAGTAACCAACAATGCTACGACAACCACGGTAGGGGCAGTCTCCAGTACTGCGCTGTCTCTCACGGTGGCCAGCGGCACGGGTGTGATCTTCCCGGTCCTCTCGACTGGTGACTATTTCTACGGCACCTTGAGCGACACCAACAACAATTATGAGGTGGTCAAGGTCACGGCTCGCACTGATGACGTGATGACCATCGTGCGTGCTCAGGAGGGAACCCTTGCTTTACCTTTTCCTACTAACAGCCGCTTTGAGCTTCGGGTTACTGCTGCTAGTGTTCTGGAGTCGTTCGTCTCGAACTACGACTTCCTGCTTTTGTGAAAGGTTAGACTATGCCTACTGTTTCTCCAACCTTCGACTTCGTTACTACGCAGTCCTCTAAGACGCCGCGTATTACATGGGCCGACGTAGCTACCGGGGATACGATTACGCCGTTCTCAGTCGATGCACAGGCAGCTATCGCTGGCGCAGTTCAATTTGCCGGTACCTTTGGCGGCGCTACGGTAAAGCTACAGGTATCAAATGATGGAACGACTTACTTTGATATGAAGGACCTCGGCGGCACTGTCATGAGTGCTACGGCTGCGGCTTTGTTCGAGTTCACTACGGCTGCGGCTTATATCCGTCCGGCGATTAGCGGCGGTACGGGCGATGCCGTAGATGTAATTATGGTTTTGCGGGGCTGATATGCTGGCGATTACGTTGATCATGCGCCGGGTACGACGCCAGACCTCTGAGCTACTCAACAATTTGCTGTTAGAGACCGGCGATGATATACTACAGGAAGACGGGTCGTACCTTCTTCTCGATTAATGCGGGGACAATATGGGTGTCATTCTAAAGAACAACGCGAATAGCACGATCACCACTGCGATCAGTGCGTCTGACGTTGGTCTGGCTGTCGCTACCGGCACCGGTTCGATCTTCCCCGTCCTTGGGGCGGGTGATTACTTCTATGCCACGCTGGTAAGCTCCGGCGGCACTTACGAGATCGTCAAGGTCACGGCGCGGGTCGGCGACACCATGACCATCGTCCGTGCGCAGGAAGACACCACGGCCCAGAGCTTTGCTGCTGGGTCCAGCTTCGAGGCTCGCGTTACTGCTGCGTCCATTCGTGATACTGCGACCGACATTGTCCTAACTCGGCTGGGTAGCACCGCAGCAGGTGACGGTGCCTCGCTCGTTGGCGTGCAGGATGTTGGAAACTATTACGCCGCGACAACGGTCGAAGGTGTCCTCCAAGAACTCGGCGCATCCGGCGGCACGGTCGGCATCAACGCCATCGTGGACAACTTCACCGGTAATGGCAGCACGGTTAACTTCACGCTGTCCAAAGCCCCAGTGTCGCAGAACACCATCGACGTGTTTATCAACGGTGTCTACCAGAACAAGACCGACTTCTCGTTTGCTGGCACGACGCTGACGTTCACGCAGGCTCCCCCGCTTGGGTCTGAGATCGAGGTCTGCATTAACACCAACGCTCTGGCGGGAACCGTCATGGCGAGTAACGTCTCCTACAACCAAGGCGGCACAGGAGCGGTCAATAGAACTGTTCAGTCCCGCTTGCGGGACTATGTTTCGGTCAAGGACTTCGGCGCTGTTGGCAATGGCGTAGCAAATGACACAGTTGCTATTCAAGCGGCGCTTAATAGCGGCGCAAAGTTTGTCACACTAGACGAAGGCACTTTTCTGTTTTCGGCGCTCACCATCCCATCTGGTGTTATCCTTCAAGGCGCAGGAAAAGGGGCAACAATCCTTAGCTCCACAAGCAGCGGCAGCGCTATTACCGTGCAAAACGTCATCGACGCAGGGCTGCGCGATTTACGCATTTCTGCACCTTCTGCAACACGCGCAGTGCATGTTATTTCTACATCTACTTTCGTCATGCGTCCGCTGTTTGAGAACATATTTATTTCGGCATTTGCAAGCAACGGCATAGGCATCTTTTTTGATGTGCAGGGCGCTAACCCAATCTATTTCCCGCGCATGTATAATTTGGACATAGACGGTGGAAGTTTTGCGCCTGCTGTCGGAACGCGCATAGGTATTGCATATGGCGGCGCTGGATCGACCATAACTGTTGGGCCGTCAATTTTTGGCGGACGTGTCACGAATACCTTGCAAGGTATTACCCATAGCAAGGTTGATACTGCGCTTGGCTTCGGTGTTCAGCTTGACGGCCAGACGGACGGTTCATCTGCGGGCGTTGGTCTTTTGTTTGGCTCCGGCGGCGGCGGGTACAATAAATATTGGGGTACTCGCTTTGAGTCCACGGCAGTCGACACATTCATAGCGTTTAACGCTGGGTCGGCAGACAATTTTGTTGAAGGCACTTTTGGTGGCGCTGCACCTAGTAAAATAACAGACGCCGGCGTTAGAAACTCATGGTCAGGGACCGACGGGTCTGGCGGTCTTGTCGATAACACCGCTTCAATCGTTAATTTTCAAAGCGGTATTAAATTTGGGGGTGGAACCACTCTTCAAAACTATGCCGTTAACACGTTTACACCGACTGTTTTTGGTGGGACCACCGCAGGGACCGCAACCTATGCGTATCAGGTCGGGGAATACACCCGCATCGGGAACAAAGTGTTTTTTAGCCTAGCTATTAGTTTTTCAGGCCATACTGGAACTGGATCGCTTAATGTCGGCGCGCTACCTTTCACGGCTGCAACGCGCACTGACATGAGGTGGAACCAAACGCTGAATATGCAGAACATAGCGTACACCGGCCCAGTTCTGATCGGCGTAGTCCCTTCTGCGTCTAACTTTGTTCAGTGCAGCCAGATAGCTACTACAGGAACGACATCCGCAGTCCCGATAGCTGCGTCTGGGTTTATCTCAGTTTCCGGATTTTACGAGGTCTAAGCATGGCGGATAAAAAAATATCAGCGCTACCCGCTGCAACAACGCCGTTAGCCGGTACGGAAGTGCTGCCAATTGTACAAGGTGGAACCACAGATCAGGTGTCAGTGGCTAACCTTACGGCAGGCCGCGCTGTCAGCGCCTTGTCGTTAGCAACGCCTGACACCGACGCGGCCACATCTATCACTGCGTCTGGCTTGAGCATAGGACGCGGCGCAGCATTTGCTGGCGGTCAGACAGAATTGTTCACTGTAGGCACACGCCGTATGGGCCTTGGTACTACCGGATCAGCAGCCTTCTATTTGTACACTGCATCTACAGAAGCGGTAGCTATTGACACATCCCAAAATGTAAAAGCCACAACTGGCAACCTCGTAATCGGCACCGCTGGCAAAGGCATCGACTTCAGCGCGAACACGCACGCGGCAGGCATGACCAGCGAATTGCTGAATGACTATGAAGAAGGTACTTGGACGCCTGTGGTTGCAGGGTCGGGAACCGCAGGGACATATGAAATAGGGACGAACGGCAGTACCTATACAAAAGTCGGGCGGATGGTAACTATCCAAGGCTTTATCCAGTTTGCAGCCGTAGTTACCGGCGGCGGAACGGGCGATCTGCGGATTACTGGATTGCCTTATACCAAGACCGCAAACTCCTACCCCGTCGGTTCAGTTTATCTGGCCCTTGGCACATGGTCAGGAAATCATCCGACAGTTGTTTTTGGGTCTTTTAGCGCAAGTTCCACGCTATTGCTTCAGCAAGATGCCAGCGGCGGTTACGGCACGGCTATACCGATTTCGTTCGCAAGCGCGAACGCTTACCTTACGTTCACTATTTCCTACGAGGTGTGATATGGCGCTTACAAAAGCCACCTACGCTATGATTGAAGGCGCAACGGTCAATGTATTCGATTACATGACTGACGCTGAAATCGCAGATGTGACCGCAAATACTGCGTTATTGGACGTAACGGCTAAAATTCAAGCTGCTATTGATTCCGCGAACACTGGCCTCACCGTGTTTCTACCCAGCGGTACATATCGAGTAACTAGCACGATTTTCCTGCGCCGCAGTGGTGTGCATATTGTTGGTGCTGGCGTTGGATCTACAAACGTCAAATATGTAAACGCGGCAGGCGGAATTGTTTTTTCTGGCGATACCAATAAAACAAATTCGTTGGCGCAATATGAAAGCTGTTCACTAGAAAATTTTGAGGTCGCTTCGTCGGGCAGTGCTTCGACAGACCCGTCAATTGTGGTCGACCTAACTTCATTCTCCTACAGTCATTTTAATATTGAAATTCAATCGCGTCGGGTCGGGGCGACCTTGTACTATGGCCAAGGGAACGCAGGCACAGCACCATATTTTAATCATATTGAAAGCACCGGCTTGTTTGGCGGCGCTGATAAAACGCAGCGCGCATTTGGTTTTGAAGGTGGTGCGTGGGCTGGCGGTAGCAATGGCCCCAACGCTAATATGATTGGCCCGATCACTCGCGCAGCATCACTTGCTACTGTGATTGATTTGAAAACCGGCCAAGGTAATATGTTCAGCAACATCGGCGCTGAAAGCATAGCTGGAACCTTTATTTTGCTTGGCGGCAACGCGGCGGCTGATACAGGTACGTCAAGCGGATCAAACACCGCGACAACCTTAAAAGACACCACGCAAACATGGGCTACTAACGCCTATATCGGCGGCGGCGTGCAAATTACGGGTGGCGTTGGCGCAGGACAAATCCGGCGAATTGCCACCAACACAGCCACAGAACTTTCGCTGCAATTTCCTTGGGCGACCATTCCCGACGCAACCAGCCAATATTCCGTGTTTGAAGCAAAATCGAATGACAATAAATTTGTCAACATTCGCCAAGAAGGCGACGGGACCGCTGATTTTATTTTTGCGTGGCCTGACTCCGCAAACACTGAGGTCACGCAGACTTCAGTGCAGTCGGTGGGGGGTTATCTGAATGACCGTAGCTGCTCGCCGTACAATAAATTTTTCGGCCAATCTCGCACACTTTTGCAGCACACCTTTGTAACCCCCGGCGCGGCGGCTAACATTAACGCATACCCAAAAAGCAGTGTGTTCGGCGGCGTAAAACTGGCCGGACAATATGTTGTGGATTTTGTCTACGTGGAATGCACGGCTGCGTCTCATGGAGATACCGCGACAGTAACAGTTGATTGCGGCGGGGTGGCTGTAGGCGGCGGATCGCCAACTTTTGCGATAGGTATCCCCAATAACGAAACTGCTGGCGCCGCTTTCCCTTCACTGCAACGGGTCCAGAAATCCGGCGTCAACGAAGGTATTTTCTTAAACTTGCAGACCGGCGCTGCGTTTTCAGCAGGCGTCAGTGTTTTGGTCACGATAGGTGTGACACTAACATCTGCGTAACGATATTGCCAGTCTACAACATTAACTAGGGTATAAGCTGTGAGCGAAGAGAACGTACTAACCGTCAAAATAGATATGCTTCACAGCGATGTTGTCGACATGAAGACCGCGCTGAACGAACTGTCGAAGGCAATTACGAAGCTGGCACTTGTCGAAGAGCGTCAGGCTCAGACGGCTAATGCAATGGAACGTGCGTTCAAAGCTATCGGTAAGATTGAGGATCGGCTTTCTTCATTGGAGCTTACAGCGCCCAAGACGAAGGAAACCAACGCTTGGATGGATAGGTTCATCCTAGCTATCGTTGTAACCGCTGCGGGTTTCGCAGGGACAAAACTGGGTATGTTGTAAGGAGGTTTATTATGCCGGGTAAAAAGATGATGTCCTATCAGAAGGGCGGTATGGTTTTCAAACCGTGTGCCAAGTGTCCGTCGCCTGCCAAGTGCCGCGCTATGGGTAAGTGCATGGCTAAAGCGAAGGGTAAGTAACATGGCTAAGAGCTACTGGAACACTAAGGCGGGTAAGCAGGCAACAACCAGCGCTGCTGCGGCTGACTATGCTGGAGCAATGAAGGTGAGTCCCGGCTTCCGTGCGGGTAAAAGTCCAGTAGTCTCTGGCTCTCCTGCCATGGGTACGCTCAATATGGGCAAGCAGGTCTCGCAGGGTCCGACCACTGGCTTCGGTTCTTTCCGTGGTCCCAGTTCGGAGTACGACACGACTATGCTTGGGCAGTTCGAACCTGCGCGGAAGGTTGATGGTTTCGATCCATCGATGGGGTAGTTATGAGCATCACGTTAGGTTCTCGTTCGCTCTCTCGCCTTGAAGGTGTCCACCCTGATCTTGTGCGCGTGGTCAAGCGTGCTGCGGCTATGTCCGACCTCGACTTCACCGTCTTGGAAGGGCTACGCACCGAAGCACGCCAGCGCCAACTGTTCAAGCAGGGTGCGACCAAGACACTCAACTCGCGTCACATAACCGGACACGCTGTTGACCTAGCTCCTATGCTCGACGGTAAGGTATCTTGGGATTGGCCGCTCTATCACCGGTTGGCCAAGACCGTGAAATCTGCTGCCGATCTGGAGAAAGTGCCCCTGCAATGGGGCGGAGACTGGAGAACTTTCAAGGATGGCCCACACTGGGAACTGCCTTGGAAGCAATATCCGAAAGGAAAGTGATATGAATTTTGTCCATTGGCTTCTGGCCCGAATGAAAGAACCGAGCACCTATGCTGGCCTGTCCGGCCTTGCGCTCGCCTTCGGTGTGTCCACTGAGTTGTACACTGCGGCGTCCACTGCACTCGCTGGTGTCGCTGGCCTTGTTGCTGTTGTACTCGCTGACCGTACCGAGCACTCCGAATGATCCGGTTCTTGACGGCCCTACTGGCTGCTATCGATAAGATATTCACGTTCTTTGACCAGCAGCATTGGAAGCAGCAGGGCCGTCAAGAAACCATCAAGGAGATGAATGATGCGATTAACCACCAGATCGAACTCGGCGAAGCTGCTGTTGCTGTCCCTGATCCTGAGCGCGACGAGCGGCTGCGTAACCGATTTGACAGAGCACGTTCCGACTAATGGCTATTGCTCGATGACTAAACCCATCAGCTACGATAGCAAGAAAGACACGCCTGAAACCGTAAAGCAGATCGAGGCCCATAACTCCCGCTGGGCTTGCGTCTGCGACAATGATTGCCCGACCAATGCTAATTAAGATCATCAAGAACGACCGGCACTTTGCCCAGAACGGGCCGACCGGTATTCGCATCCACACTGGTACTCGGTATTTCGCCGCCGTTCTGCTTCAGGAGTGGTACGAGTTTACCCGCTATGTGTTCTGGTTCTGGGGTATCCCTGTGGCGCTTTGGGCTGCTGCGTGGGGCGGATACGCCCTTGGTCTTGATGATGCGCTGTGCGGTGCTCTGGCAGTATCCGGTGTGGCGTTTATGCTGTTGGTCACGATGCGTCTCGTTCCGTTCAATCTGGCGGACCGGGAGTTGACTGGGCAGGCTATTGAGATTGCTGCGATCAAATTGCTCTATAAGCGTCCCGACATGGAGAGCGAATACCGGATACAGGCCCGGTCAATGATCCGGTCGGACAGCCCCTATGTTAGCAAGGGGTACTGGAGCGATCTCGATCCAGTCGACCCGAGTATTTACACCAACGAGGACGCACGCATGGGAACTTATCACCCTAGCATCGCTCGCATGGTGTCACGGCTAAAGGCTCGGCAACCTTTTGCGGAGCGTTATGTGCGAGCCAATATGGATAAGCTGGAAAAGTGGAAGCCGCTGGGCGCTGACGGGCTAGGATATTGAGAGTGACTGCCCCTCCAAAATGGAGTAAATGAGTATATCATGGCTGGCGTGAAAATCACAAACTTCTTTGGTATCGCACCAAAGATTTCACCGGAACTCCTACCGGAGACCGCCGGGCAGATTGCGCGTAATACGAAGCTATACTCTGGCGACCTCATCCCCTACCCGCAGCCTGTCGTGGTCGGCAACACGGGACGCACCGGCACGATCAAAACGCTCTACGCTCTCAAGGACCCACTTGGCGTCAACCAGTGGCTGTCATGGACCACCGACGTAGACACCGCTGTCGTTACCTCATCTGACATATCGGACCAGCGCTTCTACTATACCGGCGACGGTGTGCCCAAGGTCAGCAATTACTCACTGGCGTTCGAAGGGATAGGCCCCTACCCCACCAACTATTACGAACTCGGGCTGCCGCTTCCGACAACCAAACCGACCGTGACGGTTACGCCGTTCACCACGGCGATGACTGCGACCTACGAGCGCGATAACAATAACACGGCAACCCTGACGACCGGTTCACCTCATGGCCTCAAGGAAGGGGCCTATATCACGGTAACCGGGTTCAGCTATCTGGCAGGGTCCTACACCTATGTCGGCACCACGGTGACGTGCACTATCGCGAGCCATGGTCTGACAGGTACACCTCAAGTTATTCTCGACTTCACTTCGGGTGATGCCATCGACGGCGTCTACACGGCCACGGTCACGGGGCTTAACACCTTCACAGTCAACGTCCCTGTGGCACCGACTGCTGTCGGCACTGTCCGCCTCAGCATGACCTCGTTCAACGTGACGGGTATCCAAGCTACGGTCATCGACCCTTCGACCATCGAGTATTTTAGCCCGGGTCCGCAGATCGCAACGACTGCCTTTGCTGGTGGTAACATCGACCTCGGCGGTCCGACACAGTCACGCTCATATGTCTACACATGGTATACGCCGTGGGAAGAAGAGAGCATCGCGTCCGACCCGACCGATGATGTGTTCGTCAAGGAAGGGGTGACCATCACGGTCAGCAATCTTCCGAGTGCGAAGCCATCGGGCGACAACTTTGTGCGTGGTATCCGGCTCTATCGCACGCTCGCCACTGCTGCGGGTACAGAATATTTCCGCCTCAAGACCCTGTGGTTTCCTACCGATCTGGCTACTGTCAGCCGGGCCAGTAGCGTATCGACCGTCAAGCTGGAGTTCCCGCACAACCTCGGCATCGGGGACCGGTTCAAAATCAGCGGCTGCTCTGACGCTTCGTTCGATATCACTGGCGGTATCGTCGTCGATATCCCTGACGAGTATACATTTACCTATGCGCAGGCTGCTGCCGATGTGGCTACCACCACTGTCGCTGCGGGAACGCTCTACCATGACGTATCTGAGGACCCACCTACGACAGCCGCTCGGTACTGGGGTGACGCGGGTAACTATGATTTCGTCGATGACTTCAACCCACTGAACCTGATCGATATCCTCGCGTCTGATGAATATGACGCGCCGCCTGACGGTCTCCAAGGTCTGATCGCTGCGCAGAACAACATCCTCGCTGGCTTCGTCGGGAACAAACTTTACCTGACAGAGCCTGCGATCCCGCACGCATGGCCCATCGCTTACGCGATTACCTTTGAGTATGACATCGTCGGTCTGGCACCGGTCAACGGTTCGATCTTGGTCCTGACCAAGGGATATCCCTACCTCGTAGCTGGCAGTGACCCGGCTGCTGGCATGGGTGTTCAGCGGATCGACGCGCTCTATCCTTGCCTCAACCGCAAGGGCATTGTCGCTATGAACTATGGCGTGGTCTATCCCACCCACGACGGTATGGCTGTGTTCTCTCCGGCCAGCGGCCCGACGATCATCACCCGCTCGAACTTCAACAACGATACGTGGGCAGTGGAACTGGACCCCACCACCATTGTCGGCGAGTTCTATGGTGACGCCTATCTGGCGTCTCACTCCACGGGCGGCTTTGCCTTTGAGCCGGACAGGAACATCGGCGGTCAGTATGTTGATCTCGACTTCACATACACCGCTTCATGGTACGACTCCATCGGCGGTCAACTCTTCTGCGTCACCGGCACCAACGGCGATGTGTATGAGTGGGATAATCTTGATCAGCCTGCGCTCACGCAGGAGTGGAAGTCCAAGGTCATCAAGACGCCGGATATGATCAACCTTGGGGCGGCCCGGGTTATCGCTGACTTTGCCGAGGTGACGACGACTTGGGACTCTGCCTCACAGCAGTGGCAGAACGACACATCTCCTTGGGCCACGGCGGACAACATCACGTTCAAGTTCTGGGTGGACAAGCAACTTCTCATGACCACGACGGTCACTGATATAGGCACCTTCCGCCTCCCGACCGGCTATCGCTCTGATACGTTTGAGGTTGGCGTTACCGGCGACATCCGGGTCCGGGCTATCCACCTTGGTGAAACCCCGCTCAGTCTGAAGGAAGCATAATGACTAGGTTTTCGGCGATCCCTAATCCACCGCAGTCCGATATGACGGGCTGGCAATATTATATGCTCAACGCACTCAAGGAGAATGTGGACCTCCTGACCGGTGCGCGGGGCGAGAAGGACGGCGCAAGCCGGGCGATCACCAAGGCTTCGGTGACCATCACTTCAGTGCCAGCGCAGTCAATGCGGCAGGTCACAGCCCAAGGGGCTGGGGTTAATATCGAAGGCGCAGTGGTTCCTGCATTGGAAGACTATGTGGAACTACTCAAGAATGTACAATCACTCGCTAACGATGTAGCATCGCTACGAGACACACTAAACACGCTTATTGGACAGTTACGAGGGTAATATGGAAAATCCTGTGATGACAGCACTGAACCCGCAGGTGGCTTCGACCACTTCGTTGGACCTCCCTCCGGCACTGGCCAGCATATTGGCTATGCCTGCGGCTAACGCGGCTCCTGTCGCTGCGCCTATGGCCCCTATGCCTGCTGCTGGTCCATCACCCACACTCGGCGGTGCACTGGGCGGTCAGTCCACGGTTGCGCAGCAGCCGCTTCCCAGCTTCCAAGAAGGTGGCATGGTCGGCCCCGGCGGTATGCCGATGGGTGGTATGCCTGCGGGTGCGCCCGCTCAACCTTCTGCGCCGATGGACCCGATGCAGCGCGACCAGCTTCTCAATCAGTCGTTACAGCAGAACCCGCAGGTCGTGCAGGAAATCCAAGCGACCCTGATGGCCGGTCTTCAGTCCGGTGAGATCACAGCGCAGGAACTGAACATGATCATCCAGCTTACTCAGTTGGCTGCACAGAACCCTGACATGTATCCTTATGTCCGTCAGTTCGCAATCCAGCAGGGTATCGCTACCGAAGAGGACCTGCCTGCGCAGTATGACGAAGGTCTGCTGGTGGCTATGCTCACGGTGGCCAAGTCTGCACAGCAGTTGATCCAAGGCGGTCAGCCCATGGCGACTGGCGAAGCACCGATGACTGGACAACTCGAAGCTACGATGCCATCGATGAAAGAAGGCGGCACGGTTAAGGGCAAGAACGACGCTCCGGTCCCGATCATGGCCCACGAAGGGGAGTATGTGATCCCCAAGAATGTGGTGCAGATGAAGGGTCGTGAGTTCTTCGACCGGCTAGTGGAGCAGTACAAGGATAAAGCGTGAGTGAAGTAAGCATAGAACTTTTATCGACGAATAGGGCCATTGCGCTGTGGCCTGAGATCGCCCCCTTGGCGGAACAGTCCGTCCGTGGTAACGATATGTCCGCTTCCGACATGGATGCACAGTATATTTTTAACGCAGTATGCGCTGATGAGGCTGTGATCTTTGCGGGATTTATAGACGGTAAGTTGGAGATGGTACTAGGGTTTCAGTTCTCCGACGCCAACGGACACAAGTGTGCCGATATTATTGCCATGGCAGGTAAGCATCTGACCATGTTCAAGCGACGGTACTGGGAGGCCATCATGGCGTGGTTACGAGCCAATGATGTAGAGTTTGTTGATAGCTATGTTCCGATTAATCGCGCTGTGTTATACATGAATAAATTCGGATTTGATAAATCCTGCGCACATATCCGGATGTCTCTGGGGAATTGATATGGGTAAAGTTGTAAAGACGGTTCTGAAGGTCGCTGCGGTAGCAGCTATCGCGTACTTCGCTCCTCCATTGGCGGGTGCTGCGCTGGGTTCTGTCGGGGTCTCCTCTGCCCTTGCGACTACGGCTCTGTCTTCCGCCATTGGCGCAGGTATGGGCGAACTCTCTGGTGTCGGGTGGAAGGCTGGGGCCTTAGCTGCGGGACTAGGAGGCGCGAATAGTTCCGGTCTATTTGGCGGTGCTCCCGCCGCTGGTGCTGGTGCGGCTCCCACAACTGCTGGCGCAGCCGGTGCTCCTGCCGCCGCTGGTACTGCTGGCGCTGCTCTTCCGGGTGTCGAAGCCTATATGGCATCGCCCGGCTTTACTGCCGCCGCTGGTACTGAGGCTGCTGCCGCTGGTGTTGGCGGCGCTGCCGCCGCTCCACAGACTATTGGCCAAGCATTATCCGGTGCTGCTGCGAAGCCAACGAGTGTACTCACCGGAGGCATTTCGAATATAACGAAGGGTCTCGGCGGGGCGGTTAATGCTGTCGGCCTTGGTGGCGTGGCAGGTGGTCTCAATCTTGGCGCTGTTGCTCCGGGGCTGGTTGCCGCTGGTCTTACCTCGACGCCGGGGGCTGCGATCACTCGGGCACAACAGGCTGAACTTGCACGGGCACAGGGCGTAAATGCTGCTGTTACCCAGCAACGCATCGACGAGGCCAACAAGCTGATCGGCGAAGCCGCCTATTATGATCCTGAGTATATGGCCCGGCAGGCAGCGGAAGCAGCCCAAATCCGTGGTGGTATCCAAGAGACTGAGGGAACCCGGGGACTTACCGGTGAGCGCTTGGCTGCTGAACGCCGTCGCTATCGCCTCGGCACTGCCCGCAGTGCGGGTTCTGCATATCAGCAAGGTTATGGCACGGGCGTCAGCGCCCGCACGCAGACACGTCAGGCTGGCATCCAGTCACTTCCGACCAGCTTCCCGACCACTTCGGCAGAGAGTAGTGCGGCGCTCCGGGATCGTTACATGGCCGATGAGGCACGCCGTAGTCAGGAAGCCGGTCTTGCTGCATTGTTTGGTCAGGCTCTCAACCGCCCGACTACCACTTAAGATAGGAACACTTCATGGCGATTGGTTCGTTTCTCTCTAGCGCTGGCCGGATTGGTGAAGGTATCGAGCGATACCAGACCGAGAGCGAACTGCGGCGTTTGCAGCGTGAGCAGGCAGCCCTTACCCGTGGAGAACTGGCGCGTCAGGAACAGTTTCGTCAGCTACAACTCGAAGCTCCTGTCACCGAACTTCCAGACCAAGGTCTCCTTCTTGGCGCACCCATGCAGGTTGCCGAGCCTGAGTTCCCCCGCGCTGGCCGTATCGCTGCCGCTGGCCTTATGGCCCCGGCTGGTGTTGAGGCTGCTGCTCCTGCCGCTGCCCCCGCTGCTGCTCCTGCCGCTGCTGCACCCAAGCCGGTAAAGCTCGGCGGGGTTACCATCCCCGGTTTCGACTCACGCAAACCTGTGCGCCTTGGCGCTGGCGTGGCTGGCTTCCTAAAGATCGAGCCTAATGCGTCGGACTTCGACAAAAAATATCGCCGTGGCGTTAATGACCTTCGTCTCGACAAAGCCCTCGACAAGCTATCCAACGTCGCCGCTGCTCCGTTCAGCACCATCCGGAAGCCGTTCGTCGGACAGGATGAGAAGCGTAACTTGGAGATGCGCGATGCCGCTGCTTCGTACTACAGCAGCAATGTCGCCCGTGAGTATTTCAGCCGTAACCCTGAGATGCTGGCCGTTGCCCAGAAGAACCCGGTCGAGTTCTTCCAAAAGGTAGGCGCTGCGAATTTACAGGCGGCAGAGGTTGAACGTGCCAAACGTGCTGGTGTCGCCACTCCGACTGCTGCGGCTGCTGCGCCTGCGCAAGGCGGTCTAGCATCCACTATTGCTAGGATCGGTGGTGCTGAGAGCGGCGGTGTCGCTAACCCATATCAGACGCCCAACCTCGCTGGTGCATCGTCAGCGTTCGGCAAGTACCAGTTTACCCGTGATACGTGGATCAGCACATATCGCAAACTGAACCCGAGAACTGGGTTGAGCGACGACCGTATCTGGGCACAGCGCACCAATCCGGAACTGCAAGAGCGCCTCATGGTCAAACTCACGCAGGATAACTCTGCGAAATTGGAGAAGGCAGGTCTTCCAGTCAACGACGGTACGCTATATCTGGCGCATTTCCTTGGTTCCGGCGGTGCGACTAAACTCCTGCGTGCTGACGCCAACACACCCGCTGACCGCGTTCTCACACAAGATCAGATCAACGCCAACCCCACAATCCTCAAGGGTAAGACTGTTGGTCAAGTAGCTCAGTGGGCTGCTGGTAAGATGGGCGGTGCTGCTCCCGCAGGTGGTGGTGCTCCCGCTGGAGGCGTTCAGATAGCTAGTGTGCAGGACACTCCTGTTCCGGTGCGTATCGATCCGTCGAACTTCTATCTCGCCAACCCGAACGCTACATCTCGCGATACCCGCATGGCCCTCCAGAACAGGCAGGAACTTGCGCGTATGGCGGATATGTACCGCCGCGCCGGTATGGGTAATGAGTTCACGGCCACACGTCTGAAGCTCATCGAACTGGATAACAGCCTGATCTACCTTCAGGGTATGCAGGGGCTACAGGAACTGGCTCTGGCCAATGACCCTCGTCGTCTTGCCGCAGTGTGGTCTGACTATGCTGGCGTTCCTGTCCAGCTTCAGCCACAGACTGATGGCTCGTTTAATATTCTGGTCAATGGCCGGGTGACCCAGCGTGGTGTTGCCCGTAATTCTGTGATCGATGCTGCCCGTTCGTCGTTCGACAAGCAGTATGTGCAGACGCAGTCCGCAGCAGCAGCCGAGCAGGCCACAGAATATTTCAAGAGCCAGCTTCGTATGACCGAAGAGGCAGCCAAGGCGTCAGCCAAATTTGCTGCTGATATCCAGCTTAAGCTCCTCGAAGGCGACAACGCCAAGGCCACTGAGCTTATCAAGCAGATGGACCCCAACGGTAAGATCACGATGCTGCCCGATGGCAGTGGTCAGGCGATCCTTCAGGTGCAAGGTCAGACATTGCTTATTGATAAGGGTGGTGTACAAATAGAAGGCGCACCCGAGGGTATGGTTTCAGGTCCGTCTGCCCGACCCATTACTGGTTTGCCGCAGCGCGTTGCAGGTGTTGGTACTGGAGGATAATAATGGCTCAGGCCGGTCTGTCGAATTTGAACCCGCTAGTATCTCCGGCGGGTTCTGACCTTAATCCTTTGGTCAATCGTACACCTCCGGCTATGTCGGGTCTCGATGCGCTCCAGCAGAGCTTGGCTGGTATCACAGCCATGGGTGAAGCGGCTCGTGCGCAGGTGCGCGCTCCAGAGATCGCGGCTCCTCCGGCGCAGCAAGCGCCGACGCCGACCATTGCGTTCAGCCCATCTCGTGGCGAGTTCTTTGTGCAAGGTCGCACGTTCTCCAAGGACGATGCGCAGAGCGCGATTGAGAGCGAGGCTCTCTTGGGTCAGCCGGGCGCTCCGCTCCCCACTGGTGACTGGGTCCCCGTCGATCCGCAAGCCTATGCGGGTTACCTCCAAGGGATTAAGGAACCGAGCCTCGGCACGTTGTTCTCTAAAGGTATCGGTCGTGGTATCGATACCAGCCAACTTCTGATTGGCCGTGGTCTCCAACTTGCTGGCGCTGAAGAATTTGGCGGTGGCATTGTTACGCAGCAGATGGAAGACCTGCGCCGTGGGATGCCCTTCAGCCGTCAGTTCACCGACATCCAAGACCCGGGCGATGCGCTTGAGTGGTTCGTTGCAGGCTTCGGTGAGCAGGTTCCTAACCTCCTTGAGTCCGTTGCTGTCGCAGGCGCTGGTGCCATTGGCGGCACATTCACTGGTGGTCCCGGTGTCGGTACGGCTGCGGGTGCTCTCGCTAGCCTCGCTGGTAAGTCTGCGTTTAAACAGCAGGTTCTTGCGGCTGCTCGTAAGAAGGCAGCCGGTGAGGTTCTCGACCAAGCCGAGAAGAAAATTCTCCGCAGCGCAGGCGCTCTCGTTGGGGCCACGGCGGCAACATTCGCTAACAGCTACCGCACTGGTGCGGCTGACATCTATGGGGAACTCCGCGAGCAGGGTGCCGACCCGGATGACATTTCATCCAAGATGCTCGCACTTGCAGGAGCATTTCCCTATGCGTTGGCAGAAAGCGCTACTGAGTATCTGTTGGCCGGTCGTGTCCTTGGCGGGATTGCTGCTCCTCGTGCCATTCCTGCTGGTACTTCTCTCCCTCGTCGTGGTGCTGAACTTCTGCGCCGTGGTGCTGTGGGCGGTGCAGTGGGTGGTATCGCCGAAGGCGGTACGGAGCTTGCGCAAGAGTCACTCCTCCTAGGTCTGTCTGATCAGGACTTCAGCAAGCCTGAGAACATCGAACGCCTCATCAACTCATTTGCCGCTGGCGCTGCTATCGGCGCACCCATCGGTGGTATCGCCAACCTCAGAGGGACCAAGCCTACCAGCTTGCTGGGTGGGGAAGCCGATATGCTGGCTCTACCCCCGCCGCCTCTGCGTCTACCTCCACCTGCTGGACCTGAAGCTGGACCGCCGTTGCTTCCTGCTCCCATGGGTAACCAAGGCACGCTACCACTGACAGGTGGTGGTATGAATGTCCTTACGCCGCCCGCGCCGCCCGCGCCCGGTCAGGTGGAAATGTTCCCCGGTGCCGACCTTGGCGCTGCTCCTGACGCTGACCAACTGGAACTGCCTTTCGCCACTGGCATCACGCCTGCCGCAGCACCGGCACCTACTGGTCTGCCTCCAATTCAAGATGTCCTGCCGTTCGAGTCTGGTCTGGCACCACGATATCTTGCGCCGATTGAGCCTGTAGCAGCGCCCGGTGCGCTGGCTGATAACCCTGTTCTGCGTGCAATCCAGCAGCAACAGCAGCAAGCACAGATGGCCGCGCAGCGGCAGGCCGAGTTCGAACAGGCACAGGCTGCCCGTACTGCCGTCCCCGAAATTAGTGCACTTGATCAGCGTCTGGCTGAGTCGCAGCCCTTCTTGGATGTTGTCGGCACTGAGGGCACGCTGCTTCCTGAACCTACCTATGGCGCTACTCCCGCAGAAGCAGCCGAAGAATGGCGTGCACTGGCTGGCCGTGGCCGCCCCAAGCCGTTTGCCAACTTCCTACCCGAAATCCAGAACCAGTGGATCGATGCGCTCAATATGGCGCAGGCAGGTGAACTTACTGTCGATGATCTCAGGACCATTCGTAACGAACTGGTGGCCGCAGAGAACGCTGCGCGTCTTACAAAGTCCGCACCTCGCACAGTTGTCACTGGCGACATAACCCCGACACCTACCCCGCCGAAGGGAGGCAAAGCCCGTGCCCTTAAAAAGCCAAAAGCAACTGCGGTGGCTCCAAGCAAACCGACCGGAACTCGCGGAGAAACTCTCAAGCGACCTGCTGCCCGAGCAGTTGCAGAACCTACCGGAAAGCCAGCCGCCAAGCCAGAAGCCAAAGCCAAGGTCGAAGCCGCACCTGTTCAGAAGGGACAGGGACAAGCTGTTCAAGATGTAGCGAAAGCTCCTGCGAAGCCGAAGGCCGTAGTTCCGCCGGGCCAAGCCCGTGGGGAAATGACTGACGCTGCGCGTATCGACGACGCCATTACGTTCGTTGAGGAAGCCACGACCAAGACCAACCGCGACGATGTGCGCGATGCCTATTACGATATCTTGGAGCTTGCCTTCTTCGAGCGCCTGTCCAGTGGCACAGTCGAGGGTCGCAAAGCGATCCAGACCAAGGCGCGTGACTTCCTCAAGGGTCCGATCTCCAAGTGGCATCAGCCCTCGCTGGCCAAGGCGTTCCGCGATATCATGCTGCGTGAGGACACTCTCCCCGCTGATGGTCCGTGGTTCCAGTTCATGATGGACAACGACCTTACTGATGCGTTCCCGGCCAAGGCGAAAGCCAAGGTTACCAACGTCAGCAAGATCAAGGACGATGCGCTTCGAGCACAGGCCGAAGAGATGTTCATGGTAGAAGAGCAGCCTGCGGTCACCGCACAGGCAACATACCAGAGCAGGTTTGTGAATGTTGAAGCACCCCTTCAGAAGCTCGCATCTCTACTGACATCCATGCCCAAGGTCATGAGCTTGGACCGCCCGTTCGTGTTCCGTCAGGAGCAGTATGAGAACTTGCCGTTCGCACTCGAAGACCTGTTTGCTGAGGTCAACGAGGCTGACCGCAATGCGCTGGTCAATGGCTATCCGCTGAAGGATTACTTCACCAAGGACGGCGAAGCCAAGTTCGAAACCACACCCAGTGGCCTCAACACTCCGACTGCCAAGAAGGATGATGGTCGTTTTGCTTTGGCCGCGTTCAACCAGCCTGATCGCGCTGATCCTGCTATGGGTAAGTTGCGTATGGCGGTCACACGGTTCGTGTCGAAGCTGGCGACCAAACCCAAGGTCGCGGTGTTCAAGAACCAAGCCGACATGAAGGCGAATAACCCCGCGCTCTATCGCGAGGCTGTGGCTGCGCGTCCTGAAGGCGACTTCGATACCGCACTGGCTGCGGGTTACTCGTTCGGCGATGGCAAGGTTATCATCTTCTCAGACCGTATCGCCAACGAACAGCATCTCAACTTTGTGCTGGCGCATGAGACCCTTGGCCACTTCGGTTTGCGTGGGATCATCCCGGCCAAGCAGTTCGACGCAGTCATGGAAGCGATCTACAAGGCCAGCCCGGCCATCCGCTCGGATGTGGATATCGCAATGGCAGACCGCGACCAGTCTCGTTCGGAAGCTGTCGAGGAGTATCTCTCTGACTTTGCCGGTGTGCTCGACACCAGCGTGGTGGCCCGGATATGGAACGCCATCAAGAACGCACTCAACAAACTGGGCATCAAGTTCGGCGACGAGATGGTGCGCTACATCCTGAAGCAGTCACGATCCTACGTGCGCAGTGGCAAGTCGAGTATGTTCGATGCGGCCAAGGTCTTCACCGATCTCCAAGATGTGGAATATGGTAAGGGCTATGCGTCCACCGGGCGGTTCAGCACAGTGGGAGATATCTACGCAGATAACCGCACGGCTGAACTGGTGCGCGACAACATCGCTAACGCACCGCTGAACTGGGAGAAGGCGTGGGCCACAGTCAAGGGCATCACTGGCAATAGCGGCGACCGGTTCGACCGGTTCAAAGCTGAGTTCCTCAGCCTCGCCAACTTCCGTTCGCGCAACAACCCCGGCCTCAACCGCTTGGAGGAAATCCTCGAAGCGGCGCGTGACCTTACATCCAGCATCCGGGTGTCCAGCAACGAGCGCAACGCAGAGGTGTTCGACGCTGCCGTCTTTGGCAAATACTTCGGTGTTACCGACGAACAGACCGACTCGATCAACAAGCTGATGTACGCTGCACAGCGCTTCGCTGTTGGTAAGATCAAGGACATCCGCCAACTCAGGGGTGCACCCCTCTATGAGTTCAAGAACGGTGTGCTGACGCCGAACCAGACCGAGATCGACAAGCTCATCAAGCAGGGTATGGTCACCTTCGAAGAAGCGCGGGACGGGTTTACCTATGAAGTCCAGCTTCCTGATGGAACCACACGCAAAGAGAAGTTTGCAGGTATCCCCGGCCTGACCAAGCAGAGTGTCGAGTGGCGTGGATATCTCAGCCTGCGTGAGACGGTCAATGATGTGGAGCTTCAGCTTCTGCGTGCCCGTTACCAGAGCCTGTTCGAAGACCAGCAGATCGCGTTCAAACAGTTCGACGAACTGGTCGAGAACAAGCGCCTGACCAACGCAGAGCGCGATCTTTTGCGCCGCATCATCAAGACGTACAACGATCTCTACACGGCAGACATCACCTTCGATGAGCGCGGCTATCCCAAACTCAACGCAGAAGCCATGGAGAGCGGTAACGATTTCGTCGTGGCCATCAATAAGGCACTGGTCCTTGGTCAGGACCGGGACTTCCGTGCAGTCGCTGACTTCTTTGAAGGCAAGGCGGCTGACGATATGGTCGCCAAACTGCGTGAGTTCCGCAAGCGCCTGAAGATCGGGGCCGAGAACAAATTCACCATCCAGAACCGGGTCAAGCAAATCCTGATGCTGGAAGTGTCGAACGCTGACGCTGATCTCTATACCCGCCGCACAATCGCCACTGGCTACACCCCGCTGTTGCGTGAGGGTCAGTTCCAAGTCCGTGTCGAAGCAGTCAACCCGCGCACAGGTAAGGTCGTCCGTCTGGCCGATGCCTATCGTGAGCAGCTTATCTACTCGCAGGTGGAGAAGCAAAGCGAAGCGCGGCAGATCGCCGAAGGCATCAACAACGTCTTCAAGGACAAGACCTACGAAGTCGACGCCTATAATCAGGACGCTGGTGAGTTTACCAAGCAGACCGTGATCTTCCGGGCCGTCCCAGAGACAGCGCTCGACGCCATTGCCGGACCTCCTGAGTTGAACCTCAACGAGTTTGTGTATGGTTTGCGTCAGCTTGATATTGTTCTGACGCCGAAGGAAGTCGAGCGCGTGGTCACTGCCCTGACCAAGCAGAACAGTTCGGCGCGTAACCGCCTGCTGCGTGCCTTCACTCCGGGCGCTGATCCGGACGCCATCAAGGCCATCTCACAGCATATCGACTCGCGTGCTTCGACCATCTCCAAGACCATGATGCGTCCGCAGTTGAGCGAGCTTATGAACTTGTCGATGGAGTCCACACAGCGCTTGTGGAATGGTGACGCCCGACTGCTGGCCAGCCTCAAGACTGCGGCAGAGAACACCAACTTGTCTCCTGATGAACGTGCCATCGCCCAGCGAGAGTACGAGCGGTACAAGTATATGTACGAACAGACCAACCCGAAGGGTAAACCGAAGCGGGGCAATCAGTTCTACAACGAAGCCTCACGCACAGTGTCGTTCCTCGATGACAACCGCAGCGTGACCGAGTCGAACTTCGAAAGCGGCGAGGTAGTCTCGCGGGTCCGTGCTGCTACCAGTATCATGCAGCTTGGTGGCTCTATCGCCACTGGTGCGCTCAACCTGATCAGTGCCTACACCAACGGTCTTCCGTTCCTTGCCAGCTACAATCCCAGCAATGGTTTCGGTGGCGGCTTCGGTATCGGTCCCTCGGTTGCTCAGTTCCACATCGCGGCCAAGCAGGTCGGTGCGCTGGGCATCGCCAACATGAAGGCCAACACGGCTGAGTTCTACGATGAGATAGCTGCCACTCCCGATCTACAGGCGCGGTACAACCTGAAGAAGCATGAGGCTGAGTTCATCGCACGAGAAATTCGTGAGGGTGCCATGATCCCGGCGCAGACCAACGCGCTGATTAACACTGCCCGTGGCCAGATATCGTCAGGTTTCGCACGTAAATTTATCGATGGTTGGATGTTGCCGTTTAACCTTACGGAGCAGGCATCTCGCCGCACATTGGGTCTGGCTGCCTATCGCCTTGAGTATGAGCGCCAGATCGCAGGTGGTAAGGGCGAAGCCAAAGCAAAGGAAGCGGCCCGTCGCTTCGCCGTCGATGCTCTGAACCTGACCATGGGTGAGTACTCGGTGCTCAACCGTCCGCCTGCATGGCGTTCGGGTATCCAGTCGTTCCTCTATATGTACAAGGTCTTCCCGACCACCTCGATCCAGTTGTTCTCGAACCTGTCGCGTGGTGGTAAGATCGCCATGCTGGCATCTCTGTGGATGCTCTCTGGTTTGCAGGGCCTGCCGTTCGCCGAAGACCTCGAAGACTTGATCGACACACTGGCTCAGGCTCTTGGGTTCAAGGTCGGCAGCATCCGCATGGAGATCGCCCAGTTCATCGACGGTATCTTCCCCGGCATGTCACCCTACTTCCTACAGGGTGTGGTCAACTCGGCAGTACCCGCCGACATCGCTGGTCGTGTCTCCATCGGCAACCTGTTCCCCGGCACGGGTATCCTCCTGTCGGGTGCGGATGTGGGCCGTGAGCTTACTGACATCGCTGGCCCTGCGCCTTCGGCCCTGATCGGGTCGGCCCAGTTCTTCGCTGACCTGATGCGTGTGCCGTTCTCTGATCGCATCCAGCTTGTTGACGTGCTCCGCGAGGCTCCAATCACCATGTTCCGTGCAACCGGTGACGCTGTTGCCTACGCCAAGTCAGACGCCATTGTGGACCGCCGTGGCTATGTCGTGGCTGATGACGCCAACGCTGGAGTTATCGCTACCCGTCTGCTTGGGTTCTACCCGTCCGCTGCTGCTGAACAGTATAGCGCGATCCGCGTCGCAACCCGAGTGACTGACTACCAGAGAGATGTTGTGGCAGGCTTCCGTCAAGCATGGATCAAGGCCACAATGGAAGGTGACGCCAGCCGCGCCCGTGAGATCGAGCAGGCAGTGGATAGCTGGAACGAGGGTGCCAAGGGTACAGGGCTTGAGATTGCCGACTTCCGTCGCCGGTCACAGCGTGCACTCAAGGAAGCTCAACGTCCGGCCAAGGAGCGCACACTCAGGACTACTCCCAAAGCCGGTCGCGAGGATATCGAGAAGGCGTTCGACGCCCTCTCTTACTAGACTACTTTCATCTGCCCGAGCACTTGCGCATCGTGAGCCTGATCGGCTTCATCGAGGATACCGCGCAGTCTCGGGTGGCATAGGTTGATCGCCACGACATAGGACTGACCCATCTTGATGTCGGTTCCCTTACCGAGATATGCCTTGTTGTTCTTCACAGGGACGATGATGTTCTCGGCTTCGAGGTCCCGTATGAGTTGGCGATAGTCGACATGGTGTGACGCCAGCCAGTTACGCAGGTGGGTCCGGTCAACCATCACAGTGCCATGATCAAACACACCGTTCGGCTGGTGACGCCGGATGTCATAGCGGACCCTGACTTCACCTTGCGGCATCCGGTTGAACAGCGGTGCTGGTGGCTGCGTGGCCGTGTGCATGACCGTAAGCGCTACCCGCGTATTGTCGCTGAGATATTCTGAGAAGATATCGAAGCTGTCCATCTTGTTGGCGACGATGTTTTCCCTGATAGTTCCGGTCTGTTGGAGTACCCAGTTAATGGCCAAAGCCGGGTCGAACTTAATCCAGTCCTTCTCCTTGGCTATGCGCAGAGCCAAGTCCGTGAGGATAACGGCGATCTCCCAGTAGCGTTCTTCACCGCTGAACTCAGCAGGATATCTCTGGGGGAATGTGGTCATCGCTTCGTCAATCATCTCCTTGATCGCAACAGGTCCCATGGCCAGCAGGTGCTTCACGAACCGGGGTCCGATCCAGCCATAGTTGCCGGTGATGAACTGGAATATCTTGCGGCCACCGGAGGTGCCGTCTGCGAACACAGGGTGCGGGTCGACTGTCACTTCCAAGAGGCGCATCATCTGCGCATCGGTGGCGCTGCCCATGGCAGCCAGCTTGGTAGCCCACGGGATGTTGGTCGAGATCGTCACGCCGGTTGCCCAACGCTTGGTCTCCCGCTCCTCTGCCGAGCGGGTCAGGCGGGTCTTATCCCGGCCCTGTGTGACCATGTACAGGAAGTCACCGACTTCTTTGTCCGTAACAACCGTGGCTTCATCGATGGTCATCGGCAGATTGCAGTAGAACCCAAGCCGATTATACAGGCTGTTCATCGTGAACTTGGCTGCGAAGTGTAGTTTCTGCGGATCACCCCACAGCGATTGCTGCCACAATTGGGCCAGAGACTTACCAGTACCAGTTGGACCAGACAGCGACAGCGTCAAGCCGTTCAGCCCGGTCAGTTCGATCATGGGTGTGGCGAGGCTGAACCCTAACGCAAACATCTGCGCTGGCATATTGGCGGCTTGCAATACCGAAGTGAAGTCGATCCACCCCTGCTCACTGCCAGCGGTGTTGTAGAGTTCCCCGCCCAGCCTCTGGCTGCTCGACGATAGGGTGATGTTCTCCTCGACGACAGTGCCGTCATCCATCCTGCGTAGGAGTGTATTGCCGTGGACGAACTGCTTATAGTCGTCCTTCCATCCCATGCTGTTATAGAGGTTCGTCATTGCACGCATTTCGCGTAGCTTGTCCATGTAGGTACGGAGCATAAACTGGAAACTCGCGGTTTGTTTTTCTGTTTTGAGGACGATCCCCTGATCAGCGACGGCGGTTGTGAACTCGCGTAAACGTGTGTCTGTGAGATATGCTTGGCGCAGTGATAGCTCTTGCCATCCCATATGCTTGCGGTCCCAGTGGTAGCGGACGGTCTCGTAGCCAAGTGCTTCGTCCCTGCCATACCCAACGGGGTAGATATCGAACGGGCAGATATCGAGGTCTGTACCATCGACAGTCTGCTTGATCCCTGATGAAGTGCGCTTGTAGCTACGTGGCAGGGGTACTCCAGCACCGACTTTATCGGGGGCCGTTTCGGATATTTCGATTGCGCTGAACTGTGTGCCGATCTGCGTGGGTGCTGTGATCTTACCAGCGAACTTGCACCCCTTACATCCTGCGGGGCGTTCTTCTAGGAACTTCTTACATGTGGCCGGGCCAGAGACTGACTGCTTCCAATGCTCCATCTTGCGGACGGTGCGGCTGCGCTCATAGTCTGGGTGCTTGTCTGACCACGAGACAGCGGTGTTCTCAGCGTCGATGCAGAAGGCAGCGACACCCAGCATGGCATACCAGAACGGCTCGGTTACCTCTGCTTGGTTCTCGATACCCCACTTAATCTGCTGGCACTTGGACGCAACGGCATCAGGGTTAGCGTCAGGGAACTCGCTCTCAACAGCAAGAGCTTGTGACAACACACTAGTGCGTGTTGATCCTCCGAATGGAGTCATTAGTGTATTCACGACAAAACCACTGAGCGCGGTGCGCATCACGTCGGCATCCACTGGGGCTGCGTCGACCAGCAATTTGACCTCGGCTCCACCCTTCGGATTGATGGTGCCCACAGGTCGTAGCAGCCGGGCACTGTCGCCCGGTACGCTCATGTCGATTGCAAAGCCCTTCGCCTTGGCTGCGGCCTTGAGTGCAAGACCCAGTGGTCCCCACTGCGTAGGCGCAAGCGCCTCGGCCAGTATCCAGTAGACATGCAGACCGTTGCCTGAGTGCACGATCATGGGTCTGGGTAACTTCAGGTCAGTGATGAACTGACTAAGGGCAAGCAGCCCGTCCTTCCACGTTTCGTAGGGTTTGTCCGAGCCACAGTCCACGTCGATGAACAGGGTCTGGGTAAGGTGAGTGTTGCGCTGACTACGCTCTGAGTTGTCCTGCATTGAGGAAACCGCGTAGTATATGTTGCCGCCTCGTTGGCTGGCAGATTGTGCTGCTACTGCTAGGTCTTCCACTGAGTCGTAGAACTTGTGGATCATCCCCCTTGGGGTCAGTTGTGCACTAACGTACACACCTTCCGGCGGCAGCACCCTCTCTAAAAATGTCGTTGTATCCATGTTGCCCCTGCGTCTGTGGGGGGATCGCTCCCCCCACTATCTTAACCTTGATCGAGTATCTGTTGGAGGCGTTCCTTCCTCTGCTTCTGATCTGCGGCGATCACCTCCGGCATGGGCCATGCGTGTTCTGTCATAACCCCAAGCAACCTCTTTAGCATAACCCTGACGGCCTCGTCATTGGATTTACGGATCGGTTTACCGCGTAACCAACCATAGTACGTCGCACGGGTTACACCAAAGAGATCAGACATGTCCTGAATTGTTAGGAGCATGTGCTTCCGCAGTGCCTCCACCTTGATGAAGTCAATTGCGGTCTTAGTCATCGCTGTCCATACCTCCAACGAGTGCGGCGATCTCGTCAGCCAGAGACATGGCATTGCTGTCCGCAGCGACTGCTACAGGAGCAGCCTTCGCTTTTGGCGCAGCCTTGGGAGCCGGGGCGGGAGCCGGAGCTTCCTCTTCCACAGCTTTTGCTGCACCGAAACCACGCTTGGGAGCAGCCGCTTCAGGCGCAGGGGCAACTGGCTCTTCCACGACTTCAACCGGAGCGGGTTTCGGTGCAACAGGCGCAGGTCGGGCGACCTGAACCGGAACTTCAACAGGGCGGCTATTGGTTTTCTCACCAGTGATCTCAAGGACCTGATCGCTACCGAACAGACCGTCGACAGCACCCTGAGTTTCAGCTTCAAGGAACCCACCAAAGCCAAACTTCAGCTTGGGGAATGAGGCATCAGTGTCGAACGACAGCACAGTCTTGACCACCTCGACAGGGATACCACGAACGGTCAGTTCCTTCTGGTACTGGTTGAGACCCTTGAGTGCAGCGGGGGTAACCTGAAGCAGGTACACCGGACCCGTGGGGTCTTCTGCTGCCACGATGGCGAGGCGCTTCTGATCTGCGCAAGCCTTGATCTGCTGGCCGTTGGGACTGATCTTGGAACCCCATGCGTTCATGGGGCATGACGCACACAGATCGTTCTCAGGGTTCTGGACAGAGGCGTCAGGGCCGATACCATCCAGCGAGAAGCAGTCAGGGCCAGACGGTTCATCATTCGGGTCCCACTGCTTGGCGTAGTAGGTCTTGGACAGGCGCGGGTTAGCGCCGACGATAACAACATTCAGCTTGGTCTGATCCAGCACAGTCTCGGTCTTGCCTTCGACGATGCGGAAGCGCGAACCCTTGAGGCTGATGCGGGGGTAGCTCTCACCAGAGGCGAGGCCAGCGGCAAGTGACGCAGCCAGAGCCGACTGCTGCCCGATGCGGGTAGCAAGGTGAGCGGGGACTTGGATGTTGGTAGGGATAAGTGACGTGCTCATAAATTCTCCTGTGTTGAGCGTGTTTTAGTAGTTGAGTTTGGCGTAGGTGGTGTTGTTGTTAAAGCTACCCAAATTCATTTCATACTGGTGGCCCACACCCAATGTGGTACGAGCCTGTTCTGCGACGATATGTTCTGCGATCTCCGTATGGTCTTTGCAATAGGTAAGAACTGGCATCTTCATCGTCTGGTTGAGGAGCGCCCGATCAAACGTCCGGATAACATAGCCGTTGCCGATGCGATAAACCATGATGCTAGGGCTTGACTCACCCAAAGCCGAGATCGCACCTCGGGTTTCCTCATATGTGTCCGGTGGGTACACCGGCCTTTCAATACCCAGCCACCTTCGTAGCAGTTTCTTAACCATTTAATCCTCCACTTTTGCTGTTGGTTTGCGGACGCTGACCTCGATCTTGGTGCCGTAGTTGACACCCGGGGGGACAGCCTTGTTCTGTTCGATGTAGCCACGCACTGCGGTCTTGTTCACCGCCTTGTTCAGCATGTCGTAGGCACCGGTCTCTTTGATGAAGTTCAGTGTCGCATCCCAGTTCTCGACATTGGCATAGTCCTTGGTGGTCAGGAACGCCGTGCCATGCTTGGTCTTGAACGAGGTGACACCCAACGTGTCTGCCTGTCCTTTGATCCACGCTTCGATCTTGTCCATGCTGGCTTCGATCTGGGATACTTCGTCTTTGATCTGGGCTTCGATCTCCGCTTTCTTCAGCCGGAGTTTCATATAGGCCGCGACGGCCTGATCTACCGTGATACTCATCGTCTTGTTTCCTCTTGGATTAGGTCGAGCAGCAGACCTTGTAGCTTTTGTTTATTCCTCAGCCGCTCATACGCTCTATGCTCAAGATCGGTCGCCTCGATATGGATCACATTCGAGGTCTTGTTCTTACCGATCCGTTCGATACGCCCGTTCGCTTGGACGTATGTCTCGTTGCTGTTGACAGGTCCGTACCAGATGATGGTCGACGCAGTCGTCAGCGTAAGCCCGTGTGCCATGGTGCCGGGGTGGGCGATCAGGACATGGGGGTCTCTACTATCTTGGAAGTCTTTGAATATGACATCGCGCTTGGATGATGAGACCTGCCCGTTCACAACGCCTACCGACCAGTGCTTGGACAGTTCCTTCTCCAGCATATGAAGTGTGCCAGTAAGGGGCACAAATACGATGACCTTCTCACCGGCTTCCTCGATAATCTCCTTGACCACCTTGACCCGTGGGCTGGCATCGATCTCGATGTTCTGGCCATCATCCCCATAGGCCACGCCACAGGCGATCTGGATCAGCTTCTGGACCTTGACCGCCTCGTTGACCGCGCTGATCGTACCGTCACTACCCACTTCGGCTATGAAGTCCTTGAGCATAGCCTTGTAATGCTTCTGCTGTTCGGCGGTCAGCGCAACCTGACGTGTCTGGATAATGGTCTCAGGTAGGTCGAAGCACTCGTCTCTGGTGAACCTGACCGCTGGTTGCAGGATGTCCTTCACAATGTCGGTGGACTCAGGACGCGGCACATATTTCCACTGGCCGATCTTCATCATCACTGTCTCACGGAACGAGGTGAATGTGGACTTGCAGTTGGGACTGTCTACCAGCTTGGCCAATGCCCATGCGTCGGTTGGATCATTAGGGGTAGGCGTACCGGTCATCAACCACAGACGTGCCTGTGTATTGTTCAGCATCCACTTGCGGAAGAACTTGAACCGCTGCGTACTGGGATTGCGCAGCACCGCTGCCTCATCGACGATGATCAGGTCGAACATACCCTCCGCTTCCTCAGCGATGATCGAGAAGCCGTCGTGATTGACGATGTAGAAGTCGACATCCATCTTGAGCAGCTTGCGCCTGCGCTCTGCCGTGCCATGCAGCACAGTGAACTTGCGGTGCGGGAAGCCCATGAATATCCCATCACCCCAGACACGTTCCAGTGTGGAGAGCGGAGACAGGATCAGGACCTTCTTGATCTGCTTGGTTTCCAGCAGGTAGTCCGCTGCCCACAGGGCAGACTGGGTCTTACCAGTGCCGATGTCATTGAGCACCAGCCCCTTGTTGTTGAGCGTAAGGAACGCAGCCGTCTCCTTCTGGTGGTCGAACGGAGTGAACCGACCCGGCCAGTCATAGTAATGGAGGATAGGTGACGGCGCTTTGATACCCATGTTGTTGAGGACACGCACTTCATCGAGCTTGTGCGGTGCGACTACGAGGTCCATACCACGCACAGAGATATGCTTGGCAGTTGGTATCGTGTCGAGGATACGGTTGGGGTTGTTCAGCTTCAGCGCAAGCGCCTTGGCTTTCTCAATTACTAACACAGATAAACGCCTCTACTTGGGTGATGGTGTCGTCGTCGTACACAAGGAACCACATACCACCTGCCTCTTTGATCTCGTGCCCTGTCTTCCATTGCAGGGCTGTCGGCTTCTTCGTCTTGTCTGCCTTCACCTCGATGCCCACGAACCGACCACGCACGATGGCGATAATGTCGGGCAGCCCGGACTTCCCAAACCCGTTGTTACCCGGGAAGAAATACCAAACCTTATGCTTGCGCAGCATCTCAGTGAGACGGCGTTTCACTCGTCCTTCGGGGGTCATCGCGGCCATATGAACCTCCTACTATACCATACATGTGTGTCAAGTATGAAATTAACGCCGCGCCCATTTACATGTGGATTGTGCAGGACACCAACCGCATAGCCCACTCGGTCTGGCTGGCCAGTTGTTGAAGTGCAGTGCCTGTTCGATGCGGCTGGTAGCCGACAGGATACCGCCCCAGATACCAGTGATGTCGATGCGGGTGTAGGTCTCGTCGTCCTTCTTCATATCCTTGAGCCAGACCAGTACGGTCTTGACCCGCTGGACTTCAGGGAAATGCTTGAACACCTGCCCCGCAAAGATTTCCATCTGGAAGAAGTCTGGCTTTCGCTTGCCGGTTTTCCAGTCCATTACGACAGCATCACTACCCTTTATCACAAGCACGTCGAGCTTAGACCTCAGCCATGCGTCACTGTCCCACCAACCTGTCGGTAGGTGATTGTCGTTTAGCACTAGTTCTTTCTCGACATACAACTCACCGCCTTCAGCCAGCTTCTCAACAGACTTACACAGAGCTTCATACGCGGCGGCTTCCTGCGGTAGCTCTAGGTTTTCCTTGAGCCTGCGCTCCAACATCTCATGGATACGCTCACCATATTTGCTGGCCTCGCCACCTTCATCCCTGATATCTTTCAGGATGCGTTGCCGGTAGTAACGCTGTGGGCAGTTCTCGAATAGCTTCAGCGCCGAGTATGAGTGCGCTAACCGGATACCCTTGTCTTCAAAATCTGACATCATGTTCCTCCCATTCGTAAATATCCCAGCCAAAGTTCTCTTGCAGGAAGCGGCGTAGGGTCATGTCAAAAATCTCCCGTTTTCTTTACGTGTCGCTGGAACGTGTAAAGGTTTTGCCGGTCTCCTCAATGAGTGCGCGGACTATCTCGACCGCCCTTGCTGACGTTATTGACTTCCATTCACACCATGCCCCGCAACCGCATTCGCTTTCCTCTCGCGCAAAGCAGTCGCATAGTCTTGCATCGGCTTCTAGAGCATCAGCGCAAGCCTTAACGCCAGCGTTATATCCTGCTTGCCATTCATTCGCCGCGTCCCGATCAGCCTGTGTGATCTCGGTCATCGTTCTGTCTCCTGTAGTGCTTTGCGGATAAAATCATCAAGGCAACCTTCGCAGGTATCATACATCCACTCATCATGGATGCAGCGGTCATGCTTGCTGGAGGACAAATCCATGCGCCACGACTTCCCAAGCGGTCGCGGATACGTTGATGCCTCTATCTGTTTCAAAGCCTCACGCAGCTTCACCTTGTCGGCTTGCAGGGCTTCGATGCGACCAGTGGCGTCGGCTTCTGCTTGTTTGAAGGCGATAACCCATCTTTCATTTGCGGCTCGCAGTTCTTCAATGGTGTTTACCTGCGCCCCGCGGTCGTTTAATGCCATCTGTTCATTAAACTCTTGGCGTTCTTCAGCCACCTTCGCAACGCGCTCGAAACTTTCACTTAATGCAAGTTTGTGGAAATTGTCGGATGTCGGGTCAATAGCCAGCTTACCTGCACCTATGTCGCCTTCCTCTTGCTTTGCCATGTTGATGCACCATTCCTTGCTGATTTCAGTCATCGCTCTTCTCCCTTATCTCCAGCCCACGGGCTTCCAGTGCGGTGCGGGTCACAGCGACCTCATGACAAGCGAAAGGTTGTCCAGTCCGTCCACGCGCGCCATTGGAACCTTGCTATCAAAATAGTGCGTAGCGTAGTTGTTCGCGCCGACTATCTCGCCGTCGCAGTCAACCGTGACTGTGCAATATCCTGAATATCGACAGGCACCTTGCACCTTGTCATAGTGCGAAACGATAACGTGCATATGCCCGTTACGAGCACCAAAGCCGCCCCGAATAGGGTAAACGTTTCCAACCATATCTGGGCCCGTTGCGGGAATGGGGATGTTCGTATCAATTTCGATTTTCATTTCGTTTCTCCCAAGGCTGCGCTGATTGCGTCATCTACAACAGATGCACAGCGGTCGTAGGTGTCTACCTGCCACCAATCCCATGCGTCCTTAATCTCCTTCACCGCCTCACGCAGCTTCGCATTGTCGGCCAGCAGGGTTTCGATGCGACCGTTGGCGCGTTCTTCTGCTTGATTGAAGGCGATAACCCATCTTTCATTCGCGGCTCGCAGTTCTTCAATGGTGTTTGCCTGTGCCTCGCAGTTGGGGCAATATTGGCTAAGGCTGTCAGTCATCGCTGCGCTCCTTTTCGAATGCGTCAAGCATGTCATAAATATCAAGGATGGCCCTTTGGTATGCCTTACCCTCTCTGCCCATAAATTCCGGCGAGGGATTGGCAGCGGCTTCGTTGCGTATCATAAGAACTCGGCTTTTGATTTCTTTTAGCATCCCGTCGATCATATCAACCGGCTCAACACCTTCCTCAACCACCTCGCGGCGCACACCATGCACAGCTTCGTAGGGGACGTAGTAGGTCGACCATGCCAGCCACGCCCAGTCGGCGTTCACTTTCTCACCGTCCTCATCGACGCTGGCCAGCATATCCTTGGCCCAGAACGGTGGGTAATCACCGTGATTACGGGGCATCCATTTTACATATTCGGTCATCAACAATCTCCATAGTTGTCTGCACGTCCTGCTTCGCAGGCTACTGGTAAGTCAGGTGCCCACGCTGGTGGCATGGACATGATATTAATGATCTCGGTCTCAGCTTCGGTGGCCGTCTCGATTGGCACTACGCAGACATTCTCGTCATGCACTTGGAACGCGACGAAGTGCCCGGCCTGTCCGATCAGGGTCATCTGCCAGCGCACGATGATACCAGCCAAAGCCTGCACGATATTCTCAGTGACCTTGCCACCATAAATCTTGATCCACGGTAGGTCGTCGAGGTTGCCACCTGAGACCCTGTCCCTGATCGCCTTGCGGTAGGTCCGTGCATCATTGATATACTGGAACCCATCCTTGGTTTGGCGCAGTGCAGGGTAGGTAATGCGCAGCTTGTTCGGCAGCAGGATACCGCCGCTATCATAGGTGATAACTTCTTTGAGTGTGCCGCTGCGGTTGCCTGCCATGTCCTTGAGTATCTGGTTACAGGTCTGCCATAGCTGGACGATCTTCCAATATTTCTGGCGGTACAAGCGCACGATGCGCTCGGCTTCATGTTCCTCGATGATGATCTTACTAAGAGCCAGTGTCTTGCGGAACTTGTCAGCCCCCATGCCATAGCCGAGGCCAAGGATGCAGGTCTTACCTACGAACCGTTCGATTGCGTCAGCCTTGGTTACAGTCTTACCATACACGTCACTGGCAAACTCTGAATAGACATCGCGCCCCTCACGGAACGACTGCACCAGATCATCTTGTCCTGCCAGCCATGCCACTGTCCGCGCTTCGATCTGGCTGGAGTCACAGGCGATGATCTCATATCCCTCCGGTGCTCTGAGTGCTTGGCGGATGGTGGTGTTGCCCCGACTGGGCAGGTTCTGGAGGTTCACCTTGTCGCCACCTGAGAACCTACCTGTGTGTGCCCCATAATAGTTGAGCATGATAGGCAGTGGGCCACGGCCAGCGATGCCAATGAACGCTTCTGTCCGTGTCTCCTCGATGGTGGACTTGGTCCCTAGCCGTGCCTCAACCGCTGCCCGGACACGGTCGTCAGGGTGCTCAAGCAGGGCGAGAAATCCTTGGTCAGTCTTACTGAAAGCGAACGCTTCCTTACCAGTACGGGGACTGGTCTTCGTCGGTGCAACGACACCCAACATATCCAGCAGCTTGGCAAACTGGGGGTTGCTCATAAGCAGGGTCTTCAGAGCGTTCGGGTCGAACCGCTCACCCATACCGACAACATCAGCCAGTTCCCTGAGCACCTCCTCCTTGCGCTGACGTACCTCACCGAGATGTTTCTCCAACAGGGGTACATCCAGTTCGATCTTGGGTTCGATGTACATCCGTAGGGTCTGGTCAATCACCAACAACTCAGAGGGTGGCAGTTCTTTCTTGAGGTTGAGCCACAGTTGATAGGTAATCTCTACGTCATTGACGCAGTAGGCAGCGTACCGCTCCAGTTCCTCCTTAGAGAAGTCAGCATAGCGTTTACCCAGTGCGTTGATAACCTCGTCGCCCTTCTCACCCAGCTTATAGTACTGGGCCAGTGCCTTGAGGCTGCCGCCGACAGTGACGTTATGCAAAGGCCGTGCCATCGACATGGTATCCAGCCACAGCTTGGGTCTCACACCGTAGTGCCATGACAGGATAGCCCCATCGAAGGCAGTGTTGTGACAGAGGATCGCCGCCTTGCTGAAGTCGACAGCTTTGAGGAACGGCCCGATCAGGTTCTTGGGTATCCACTTGACCGGGCCGCTGTTCTTTTTGATCCCCATCATGATCGCTTCGAACTGGGGATCGCGGACGTACCGCTCGGTGGTTATCTTCGAGAGACTATACTCTCGTGAATAGTAAGTTTCAAAATCAATTGTATAGATATCCACCGGGGTACTCCTATGGTTTACGTCTGCGAGACTAGCTTATTATACAGCTCTGTCAAGCAGCCCATGATTTTCAGCGACGATCCGCAGGTGGTGGGGCGCACTGCCCCACAGACCGAAAGCCTTGTCATACTCACGGCATAGCATCCTGAGTTCCTGCTCGTTGGTCCGTACCAATGCACGTATCCGGTCCTGTTCTGCGAGGGCTATGGTTGCACGATCCATGATCTCTCTCTGCTCACTGGTCACTTCGCGTCTCCTCTCAGCCGGTCAGCCACCAGCTTGGCATAGCCAGCGATGTCATCCCATGAGTCGATGTAATTGGGATCGCCGTTCAAGATGCGCCCGATCTTGTGGAAGATCATATCGAGGGCTTCGACCTGATCGGAGTCAAATGCCTTACCTTTACTGACAGCAAACTCATACGCTGCCTTCTTCAACCCCTGCGTCACATGGGCATGGTCCTTGAATATACCGTAGCGAGAGCCACGCTCTTCGAGGATGCGGTCTATCGTGTTTACATCCTGCACTTCGACAGGCTCAACATCCTCAGACTTATCCTTGAGCCATTTATTCTCGACCTGAGTGACGTAGACCGGATGACACCCTACGCGATCTGCGATCTGCCACTTGTTGAGGTGGGGGAAGTCGCACATTGTGCGGATGATCATTTCTTTCTTAGTCATTATAGTCCTCCTAACTTGCTTGCTGCCAGTACTGCGGTCAGCTTGGTTGTATCGATCTCGGGTGCTGCCCGATCTGATTTGGTACGCTCGACGATCTGCTTGTGTCTCTCCTTGGCATACTCAGGGACCAGTTCCCACAGCGGGGGCCATGCCTTCAGGGCCGGAGCCAGTGTCGAGTAGGACGCAAGCACTTTGGATACGCCTTCGACAAACGTCTGTGACTGACCACGCATGGCTGCGCACCGCTGCTTCCACTCGTCTACCTCGGCCTTTAACTCTGCCCACACAGGGTCATCGTTGAGCCAGACGTTATCGCCATACATACCCCTCTCGGCAGGTGCATCGCTGGGTAGGTTCATAGGCCACCGCTTGGCCGAGGATAAATTGAAGTTTAAACTTACTGGCGATCCGGATATCCGGTTCACTGTGAGTTTGTCCTTCGTATAGAACATCTCGCTGGGCAGTTGCTCCATGATGGGGATATGCTTACCCAAAATCTTCTCATAGATATACTCACCCCACTGTTCGCCAGTGGGAGCACTCGCCTCTGCCGCTTTAATCCGGTCAAAGAACTTACTCTTGGCGACGTCAAGGATATCCTCGGCGAGTTGTTTAGTTATGCGTACTACGGCCATCTTCATTCTCCATATCATCATACAAATTGGACAAGCTCTCATATGTCTGAGCTAGGAACTCATGCTTGGGGACACCGCTCTGTTCGGCACAGTCAGCCATAAGATACAGCAACGCGGTCACCACCGTGCCCATCTCATAGCCAGAACAGATCGTACCAAGCTCGATAACGAGGGCACTAAGGCCCTCGGGTTCGTCAAAATCTTCGATCACCATTTTATTACTTCTCCAAAGGGGGCTTTCTCAGCACCATCGCTGACCCAAAGCACAGGGTAGTCAGGCTCCGGACCAAAGTCAGAGCAATACAGATCGGTCAGAAACACACAGGCAACAGGCTCGATGCCATGCTCCTCAGCGTAGCGAAACACAGGGCTGAACGCAGTGCCACCGCCACCATGCGGCTTGATATCCAGCATGTCACCGGGTTCATACACCTCTGCATGGGACACCTCGCTGTCGAAGTACACGACATGCAGTTTGCGGGGACGGAAGTGCTCGAAGACCTTGGTAATCTCAGCCGCTGCCTGATTGATCTGTTGTGCTGTGATCGAACCGGAACAGTCGACAGCCCATAGCATCTCACCCATGGTCTCACCGGTCACGCTGGGCAGATAGATACCCTGCGATATGAACCGCCGGTTGGGCCGTGCGAAGGTCCGGCTATCGTTCTTGCACTTCTGGAGGAACCGCCACATGACATCGACCCAGTTGACCTTGGGCTGAAGCACCTCGTCGACAAGTCTCTGCATGTTGGCCGATAGTTTGCCCATCATCTTGGCAGCCTGTGCTGCCTGAGCAACCTGCACTTTCATCTCGGCAGCGGCCTGTGCTTGCTCGGCAGGACTACCACCGCCATCGAGGCAGTCATCATAGGCATCGCCGCCATTGTCATTGTCCTCATCAGGCAGCAGGTTGAAGATGCCATCGCTTGTGCCATTACCTGCATTATACAGGCTGGGATCGAGGCAACCGCCGGGTATAAACTTGCCGATACCCTCCTGTGTCAGGTGGTGGTTGATCACATAGTCACACGCCTTGTTCCACTTGGCAGGGTCACGCTCGGCACGGCGATAGTTATGCTCCAGCATGGGGTGGAAACACTCATGCGCCACAAGAAACTTAAGCTGCTCGTCACACAGCGTGTCGATAAAGTGTGGGTTGAACTTGACGTACTTACCGTTGGTTGCCGCAGTGGGGACAGACTCGTCCAGCGTGAACGGCATGTTGAGAGCGATGGTCCCGACGAAGGGATGCTCTAAGATGAGGGATGTCTTGGCCTTGGCCAGACGGCGGGTGAGGGCGTTGAGATCGCCCGTAAACTCACGCTTGATTGCTACCTGCATTAGTTTGCTCCCATGAATACGGACATTGCGTCCATGATTTTGCGTGCTTCTGCGGCTGTATCCTGCCGGACATCGAGGTCATTACGCAGGGTATCAGGGTGGAAATCCAACAGCTTGCGCTCGACCTGTTGCCGCATGTTCTCAAGGTTCGGGTCTTCAGCTATGTTCAGACGTGTCAGTAGGTCACATGTCTCCCTTGCGTTGTCGATCATACTGTCACGGAAGATATTCTTGGGGTCGGATAGCTTCTCGGTGATATGTTCCACATGCTTGTACAGCCGATGCCAACAGTCATTCATCGCCTCTTGCTGGATCGAAGTCATCCGGCTTTCGAGGTCCTCTTGGATACGGGTAAGCTCATCGCTGGACAGTGCCACACGGAAGTCATTGCTAGGCACAGGGAAAATACCCATGTCCATGTTGAACTTACCCATGATGCTGTCCTTGGATGGATAGTCCTTCTCGTCGTACAGATCACCCAGCCACCGCTTGGCCTCGGCTACCAGATACTCATAGTTGTCGAGGAATGTGGTAACTAGCGTCTGCCACTCGGACTTTTCCTTGCGGAAATCCTGCATGAACTGGAGGTAGTTGGCACTAGGTAACATGCGTGTACCATCGATGCCCCATGGCAGGGTGTTCTTAGCAAATTTCTCACGGATAACACCAGTCTTCTGATGCACGTTGGCAAGCAGATCGTTGAGCGGCAGGAGAGACTTGTTGTACCGGCCAGCACTGGTGCTGGCACGGTTGATATCGGCGACATCCTTGGTCGCTTTCTTGTCGAGTTTACGTGCCGTCCACTGTGATATGGACAGGCTAACGAGAAGGGCACGGTCATTGAGTTTCATAGTAATATACTCCACTATTTGCCAAGCAGACGCTGCTTGGTTTTGAAAACGAGGTAATCTTCAGGGTAATCCGCCGTCAGTTCTACGAGTCGCTTGACTGCTACCTGCCTAACCTTGGTACTGGCATCCAGCATGTTAGAGAGATGTCCCAACCTGATGTGAAGATGTGGCTGACGCTCCCTAAGAAACACCAGCCACTGCCTGACCCCATCCATCAGAACAGCACGTCCTGATGAGCAAGGCTCCACTTGATGAACGCTTGTGTCGCAGACAGGTCAGGGTCACGACGAACCGCTTGACTGATCATAAGCACAGAGAACTCAGCAGGCATACGTTCGGCGTAGGTAACGGCACGGTCCATGTTACCGTCAGTGATCCGTGCAGCAAGCGACCCAGACAGAGCGTATAGAGTAGCCGGATCAGTCGGCACGTCAGCAGATGACGGGTT